GATTGATTGTATTCATTATATGTAAACGTGTTACCTGTTGAAAATTTTGTAAATCCATCCCAAACATATAATTTAATTTCTTTAGGATTTCCTAATGTAATTTTAATTAAATTATCATTAGTTAAAATATCATTTGTAATTGTTTTTAGATTATCTTCTTGTATTGTTCTAATTGAACTATACACGTCTTTTGTTGAGTCAATTTTAGTACTGTCAACAGTAACGATTGATTTTAAAAGATTTTGAAAATTATCATATCTAATATAATGTCTATGTCCTGATGATGTTTCAATATAATCGGGGAATATTTTTCTTTCAACCTCAACATTTACTCTTTCAGATGCAAACTCTATAAAATACGTTTCAAATAAATCTAAAATATCAGGACTAAAGGTTCCAATTAAATCAATTACTTTTCTTTTATTTTCACTAACTGAATAATGATTATCTAAATTTCTATCATCAATATTTAAACTTCTATTATATTCGTATGGTGTGTTAAATGTTTTTCCACTAAAAGATTCACCATTTGTATTTTCATCTTCGTACCAAACAACTCTGAAATTAGATTGTTCACCTTGATTAAAGTCGATAATATCAATTTCAATATTATTTATTAAATCAACATAAAAATCGTTATATGTATTTAGATATTCTTGTTTGTTAGACCCATCACAAGGTAATAATGTATAATAGGTACTACCAGTTAATATTTTAGAATTATCCACATATGATGTCCAATAATTTATTCCATCATTTATTTTATTTGTTCTACTTCTACCAACATATGTGCTCCCACTTACTGAACTATAGAAACTATCTGTACTTCCCGTTGAAAAATTAAAATAACTATACCCATTAACAACATTGTGAAATACATTGTCATAATATGGGTGTAACCCAATATTGGTTTTTCCACTATATGTTACAACATTTGTAATTTCTGAGTTAGTTGGATAAAATAGATTACCATTAAAATCAAAAAACGTACTTCCTACAATTGGAGTCGTTACTCCTGATAATATATCAACGTTATCTAAAATTTGTCTTTTATACCTATGATATAATGACCCCCATTTTAACATCAAATGATACGGAACGTAATGTGTTCCTCCAACTTCTTTAAACATTGAAGACATATTAACCGAATTTCCACTAAATGTTAACGTATCTTCTAAATCTTTGAATGGTAATGAGTTCAATAACAAATATGCTGAACCAATATATTTTCCATTTGATGTTTGTATTAAAAAGTCATCATTCAATTGTTTATGGAAATAAGGGGTATTGAGTATGTTAATTTTTGAATCTCCTATTTCTAATTTTTGACTAAATAAATTTGTTGTGTAATCACTTTTAACCCATGATTGGGGTTCTAATGGTGTACAAATAAATCCTGATTTTGTATCAATCTGAAATATATTTGTGAACTTCAAACTGTCATCAAAAGATGTTTTATTTAAATAACTTAAGTACTCGGTAGAATTAAATGGATAAATGTTTTTTCTATAATCTTCAATTTTATAATCTTCAAGTAATTTTTTTAAACTACCAAATGAACTTGATTTATCCGTTTTAAACTCATTACCGTAAGATTGTTTTATTTCAAATGGTGTTTCTATAACATCTTTTATGTATTGTACCGTATCTAAATTGTCTAAATAATATGGGAACCTTTCCAATGGTGAAAATGATAAAAGATAATTTTTTAATATATCTATTGTGGACACTCCTTTAATTAAATTAATTAAATCATAATCTTCATTAAATGAAAATCTAATATTTTCAAATTCAATGTTAGCTAAATCTTGTAATGTTTTAGGGTTATTAAATGTATCAAATAATGTGGCGTTTTTTGCCCTCTCATATATCTCATAAAAAATATTTGATATTGATTTATCATTATATGGTAACCTAAAAGATAAATTTAATAAATTTGAGGTTGGTGTGTAATTTTTTTCATCAACATTAGATTCAAAAACAAAACTCACGTTACCTACACCTCCTTCTTTTTCGGCCAATGTGTCTAATCTTTTAGTGGATACTCCGACATAGTTTTCAATAAAATCAATTTCAGGCCAAAGTGTTTTATTATCTGATCTTAATTTTTTCTGTAGGTCAGGGTCTCCAGGATATGCCAATACTTTTCTCTTATCTGAACCAGTTTGTTTTTTAATTTCGGGCCAAGGATATATGTTATCACCACCAGGCGCTTCGTCAACTAAACCATTTAAAATATTCTTTCTTTGTGCTGATACGTCAAAAGCTGACTTGTGTACGTCTTTCATTAAACGAATATAAACATCGGCGTTAGCCAAGATAACCGCAAAAATATTTCTAATTGTAGGGTCAAATCCAATACCTATACCATTATTTGGGTCTTTTATAATGGTATTCATTTTTTCTTCTACACTTTTTTGTAACTTATCTCTTTCTTTTACAAATGATGATTGAATTTCGTATATGTCAGATAATATTAAATTTTTTGCAATAACATATTGTGATTCAAATGGTTTATAATATTGATTGATTTTTTTAATATTAGTAATTAAATTAAATGTTTCTTTTTTGAAATCTACATTAATTGATTTAACACCATTTTTGTCCTTTTTTATTAAATCGTCGGTAAAGATTTGAATTTCTTTTAACTCCTTTTGATAATTTATTATTAAGTATTCTAAAGTATTTGTACCTGTTCCTGTTATTTTTTCTAATGTATTTTTTTCTTTTGCTTGACCTTTTAATTTGAAATAAACTGTATCCGTGTCGGTAAAATTAACAACTTCATCTGTTAAATTAATATTAGACCATGCTGTAATTGAATTTTCAAAATCAATTATTTTTTTCTCAAACTCTTTAACTCCATTAAATAATTTAAAATCAACAACTTGGTCAAAAATAGTTCTTTCTAAAATTTTGTCTAAACTTTTAGCAATTGCAATAACTTCCCTAAGTGTTTTAACTGGAAAATCTTTTGGTAATAATCCTTTGGCCTTATATTCATCGTAAACGGTTTTAAGTATTGAATACCCTTTTGATGATTTTTTAACTCTTTTCTCGTTTATACCAGTTTTATTATTAAATTTTATTTCACTATCACTTTCAATGTAATACATATACGGGGCGTTTAACATACCCGATAGTGGAATATCATTTAAATATGCATATGTTGAACCGACAAACGTACATGTTATATCAAAATTTCCATTTGATTCGTTATATCTAGATGTAAAATTTGTCATATGTAAACGATATCTTATCGCCTTACCATAATAACCCTTAACCGTTAAATAATATATCGGCCACGGTAAATGAAAGAATGCTTTATATGGTGAATCTTTAGGTGATTCAAATAATGTTTTACCTCTAACATCAACAAAATTTATTGTGATTTGAGGGATAAAATTAGCACCTTTAATTGCAATGTTAATACTATCAATACCAAAAGATTGTCCTGAAGAATCTGATTGTTCAAATTCACCAGTAAACTCTCCTGTTTTATTGTTTTTTACTTCTTCTGAATTTAAAAATGAATCTGTCCATGATGTATCAAAATCCTGACCATTTTGATTTCTAAGGAAATTCAAAGTTCCTTTAGCAATTGAAGACAACGAACCAACTATGTTTTGTCCTCCTGACGCTGTTAATATTGATCTTGGTACTAAGTCCGCCTCTAAATTAACGTACATCACAAAATTTTCAGGAATTACACCTCTAGTTTCAACGGTATTTCCGTTGACAATACTATTAGGGTCAATATATATTAGGTTATTTTCATCAACCTTAACTAATATATTTTCACTACCATTTAAATTATTGTTCGCCATAATATAAGTTATACAATTCTACGCCGTTTTTATAATCTTGTAAAGAGGTTACCAAAGGAAACGGTACCCTTATATAAGAATTATCTGGTATTTCAAATTCAATACTACCCACGGATGGGTTTGCTGATAATATTAACCAACCAAACATTGGTGAGTTGTAATATTCTTGTGATAAAATATCTAATCTATGTTTTCCTTTTTTATATTGGAAAAATTTATCTGTTGATTTAATTGGTATTTCTATTCCAGGGACAATTCTAAATTTTCCGTCGGTAATATAATCTTGGTATCTATTGTAATAATTTCTACTCATTATTTATAAAAATTTAAAGTGGTTCCAAGGTTATTTTTTGATGAGAATATTTTAAATATATCATCTGATTTTGTTAAATCTGAAACCTCACTAGATGGTGAAGTTTCATATTCTATTGGTGTTTCATTACTTCTAATAGGTGCAACATCAATTGTTAATGTTGTTTTATTATTTGTGTTAACAAATAAATCAAATTTTTCATAAAAATTTTGTGTGGTATATTGTAACAATTCATCACCAATCCAACGATTAACAAGTGGGTCCACAATATCTGATTTATGTCCAATTAGGAATACTTGTAATATTGATTTAATATCTTCATTTGAAATTGTTGCAGATTCAAGATATACTGTGTTAAAATCAATTGATGAGTTAAATAATGAAGTAGTTTTTAAATCAAAACTTCTTAAATAATCAATAACTACATTGTAGTTTGATGTGAATCCTGATTGATTAAATCCCGTTAAAGGTGTTTTTACCAATGTTGTTTCAACAATTTTAGTGTCTCCTGAATATATTGCAATGTAGTTTAATTTATCTATTATTGATACAGTTTCATTTCTCGATGTTTCAACTTCTTTTATTGATTTTAATGTTGAAAATTCATCAATAATGTCAGATACTATTTTATTAATAATAGGTTTAATTATATCTTCCGCCTCTTTTGATACATCCTCACCACCCATTTCAAACCCTAACATATCCATAAGTTCTTTAGTTGGTAATGTTGTGATTGAATATGTTAATGTGTTTTTAAATGCGTTAGAATAAAAAGATAAATTATTATTTCCACTATATTCTCCTAACATATTAATAACATCACCTTCTTCAATATTAATATTTAACTCATTAATTGTTCTATAATCTGGTGAGAAAAATAATCCAACTACTTTAGGACCATATTTTTCATAAATTGATTCATATGTAGATTTATATTTTTTAGTATAGTTATCCGCTAATTTATATAATTCATTTATTAAGGTTGTGTATACTAATTTAGTACCACTACCAACACCAATATATGTGCCTTGTACTATTTTATTCGGGTCCGTCGAAACTGATGGGGTTTTTGCTATGTCAATATTATTTAATGTTTGTAAAAATTCTTTTGTGAACTTTTCTCTATTCTCATATCCAATTCTACCATCAGTTGGTATTGACCTTTCATCATACATTTCTGTATTTGCAAAGAAATTAGACGATAACGCATTTTGTAATTTTTCAACAGGTCTATCTAATCCTTGTCCTCCAATAAAATTAACTTGTAACTGAACGTTAGCAATCATTGGTTGTACACCAATACCTTCAGGATTAAAATCCCAAACACCTTCTTCATATGTTATATTAATGTCTTTAATAATAATTTTTGAATGGTAGAAATCACCAATTCTCAATACACAAATTGGTGGTGGTCCAAAGGTTGTGTTTCTTGCACCAATATCATTATTATCTGAAAGTCCTTTAATTGGTATGGTATCACCAGGTCTTAAACATTGTAATAAAAATGTTAATCTACTATTCAAACCTTCTGGTGTTGTTGAGTGAAAAGATGGGTGAAAATATTTTAATTTTTCTGTTAAAGATTTAAATGCTACCGGTGAGTCCTCCTCTAATTTTTTAAAATAAAAACACTCCGATAATGTTTTCATTATAATTCTTTTCATAACATCTATCGATGGTTTCTTTTTTGTAATGTCTACCGTATCCCTTGAAACTACTAATTTTAGAGGTGGAATGTTAATCTTTTGTACTGTTTTTTCACCCGCACTTTTTGTATATTTAATTTTTACTTTACCCTCTCTACAATAAAATGCCGTTGGTGAATATACCTTTAATAATGTATTTGTAAATGGTTTAGAACAATCAACATTTGTTTCTCCTCCAGCATTATCTAACACATAACTTTCACCAAATGTACTAACATTAAATTTTATTTGTCCATCCACATCATAACCAAAATCTTTAAAACTTTTTGTAATTGGTAAAGTGTTAAATCGTAAACCATCCTTTACAAATGGGTCAAGTTTAAGTTGGTCGAACCAAACTAAACTTGGTGGGTTATTATTTTTAGTTATATAACCAATAATGTATTTTAGTAATGAATGTATTCTTCTTATACCTAAATAGAAATTTTTATTTTCATCTCCCGCTTCAGATGTTGTAGTTAAAATTTGAATTTCAGCATCTCCAACAATAGTTTTACCTGATAAAACCGTTTTTAAATCATCTAATTGTTTATTTAATTCGGTAAAATTTACACCTAACTCGGTGAATCCACTTGTTATTTTACCAGTTATTTCGGTGATAACACTTGGAGTTGATGTTGATCCGGTACTTCCTATTAGTAAAAGTTTATCTGATGAATTTAACGAACTATTCATTGCTGTCGTTAAATTAGTGACACATGTACCTGACGTTCCACTATAAGATGTGATTTGTGAACCGTAATCTCCATCTGAAATTGTTAATGAATTTCCTTGTTTACTTGGTATGTCATTTTCAAAATAAAATGAATTTTTTATATTATACTCTATATTTGTAAATTTATTATTATCAGTATCTCCATTGTCGGCTGGTAATGGTTCACTGGTAAATTTAATATTAGTTATTGCCTGTTTTTCAATTCCAGCATTAAGATATTGTTGGATTAAATCTCTATCGTTTTGGTCTAAAGTGGTGTATGTTTGTATTAAAGAATAGAAGTCAACATCTTGTGCACCAGCGAAAAACGCATTTATATAGTTATCTGATTCTTCATCTGACATTCCTTTGAAATGTTCTCTAACCAATAAATTCATAATACTTGGGTGGTCAACAACTACTTTAAATGAAACTTGTCCGGTTCTTTCGGTATTTTGATATGTGTAAATCGGTTCGGGTCTTCCAATAAAAGAATTCTTTTCCCAACTTGCACTATTTTGTTCTGACATTTTTAAATCATATGGTGGAAACCACATGACTCTTCCTCCGTTATTACCTCTTTCACATGCTGGTAAATCGCTAACTTGAAATCCTTTTAAATTAGATGTTTTCCATGCTAAATTCTCAATTGATAACATATATTTTTTAGCGTAGAAATCACCATTACCTATATTTTTTTCAACAATATTTGTTGACGTATCAAATGATTTTTTACCATTAGACATCGGTGCCATATTCAAATTCCATGTGTCGTCTAATACACTTGAATTGAATCGTCTTATATTACCTCTTCTATATTTTCTTCCTGTTTGTTTGTATTTTTTTGTGTTAATATCTTTTTGATTTGTCGCCAATGGCATCGTATCAAAATTTGTCATATATGGTCTATCTTTCGTCCAAACTCTAGCATATTCAACTCCACTTTCTTCTCCTGTAAATTTGTCCGTATACTTAACTGCAGAACCTCTCGATATTCTTGTGTCTCCATCTTGGAAAACTCTACTTGTTTGGTCAATAACATTTGCAACATGTGAACGTGCTGCACCTCCATCTGAAGGCATTGAATCTAATAATTCTTGTGTAATTCCTAAAATTGAATCGGACCTAAATTTATAATTAATTGATGTACTACCAGTAAATAATGAAGCTTGATAGCTATCGTTATTAGCACCTAATTTATTTTTGGAGTTTTTACTAATCCAAGATAACTTACCGCCGATTGACCCTCCCTCTGTAATATTTTTATTTGTGTGAAATAATTCAGCTGACACTTTATCAAACATTAACGTTAAAAAATAGTTACTCTTTACGGGTCTATCATTAAAATCGTTCATCTCATATTTTACATCCTCACCTCTATCATCTCCAATATATGCTTTTCCTGTAGGTGCCTCAACACCTAAAATATTTTTTACCCCTTGTGCAACTTTATCGACAAAATTAAAAATTTTAGATGTGTTTTGTGACCTTGCTGTTGTGGTATAATTTGGTGCATATGTGGAATATCGTAATAGGTCATATAACCTGTTTTTTTGACCACTTCCCATATGTTCAATCAAAAGGTCAGATGGTTTCCTTGACAACAATGGTCGTCTTTGTATTCCGATTAATGAACCTAATACGCCTGTTACGTCTTGATATAATGCACCTAATTGTGATGACGCTTGTGGTCTATAATTAATTGGGTTTCTTGGATTGCTTAAATAATCACCCGGTATTTGACTAAAGGGTAATTGTACTCCCGACACCGTTCTTAAAAAATCAACCGCTTGACCTGGTATACTTAATGTATTATCAACCGTGATTGTGTAATTTGATTCAATTAATGGTTCTCTACCTGTTATTATGTTAACCGCGGTGGCTGTGTTACCATTAAGAGCATCCAATATTCTCACACGACCATATGTATTTTTTTCTACATTTTGAGCTATTCTACTATAAACGGGTCCTTGTGGGTCATTTTTAATTAAACTAGTTGAAAACTTAACTAATTCAGATTCAGTTTCATAATTTGAATTACTAATGATACCGAATAAACTTAAATCTGTTTGAACAAAACTTGGGTATAACTTTAAATTAACTGAACGAGGTAATGTGTTAATAACTTCACCAATAAAATATTCGTCAGGTTTATATATGTTTGAGTTTTTTGGTATTCTTAAATCACTACCTCTGTTGGTATCTACCTGACCTTGTAATAAATTAGGAATGTCACTTAGATTTTGTTCAATATATGAACTGTTTGTAAACGTTTGGGGTCCATTAGGTTGTTGTAAGGTCTTACCTAATATATGGTTTCTAAACTGTTTTGTTGTGTTAAAATCTAAATAACTCGGCATTTTTTATTTTATTATAAATAGGTTTAATACTATTTTTTATTGTTAGCGGCTAATTTTGGTGTGGTATAATCACTTTTATGTCCCCATTCAGTTATTGCTGTTGGGTTTTTCATAACTTCTTTATTAATACCGTCCATAATTGATGAAGTAATTAAATTATGATTTACTGTTAATGTTGAATTTTGCGGTGTGTTATTATCGCTAACTCCATTTTTCACTTTTTCAAATTCTTTATTAAGTGATTCTGTTATTTTTTTAACCGTTGCATTTTGTGCTCCATATATTTCAGTTAAAACATTTAATTTTGTTATTTGTTCCTGAACTTGTGGTAAGTTTTTAAAATCTTCGACGGCCGCCGCTATTCTTTCTTTATTATTATCATTAAATGGTCCCCTTTTTTCTTTTAAAAAAGTATCAGTATAATTTGATACATTTCTCATCGCATCAGCACCAAGTTCATTTAAATTTAAACCTTTTTTTCCTGCCCCCATACTTACAGCCTCTATTTTTTGTAATGCCCACATTGATGCCAAATCTCTTTCTATGTTTTTAACTGATGTGACTTGGTCTCTAGCTATGTCTGCTGGACTCATGGCTTCAAATGCTTTTCTATTATCTTGTAATACTTCAATTTGTTTTTGTGTCAAATCAGATAGCGCTATTTTACTTTTACCTTCAAAATCTTGTGATAATGTTTTAGGTATTTCAATTACCATTTTACCATTATCCATTTTAGATAAATTGGTAATAAATTCTTTATCTTCTTCTTTGATACTAAAACCTTTAGCCATTAAATCATTTGATGCTGCTAATCTTTCTTGTGACGCAACGGCACCTCTAGTTAAACTTTCATATGAAATACCTAATTCATCCGCCATCGCCTTCGCTCTTCTAATATTAATACCTGTAATTTCAAATCTACCTTGTTTGTCATTATATGTTGCCAATGAACCTGAAGCCTTTATAATTGCATCTTGTAATCCCTCAACATTGTTAGTGGCCATGTACATCAACTTAAGAGGGTCATTAAAATCGCCAATTGCACCACCTAAAACTTGTAAATTAGCGGTTAATGCTATTGCCTTTTCAGGGTCCATTACTTTATCTGCAATGATGAAGGCATCACCAATATCCATTCTAAATTCTTTTGCCCTTCTTGACATAGTTGCTAAACCTTCAATACCCTCTTTAAATCCGTATTTATTTAACTTCTCAATATTTTCTCTAATATCCGTAATTGTTTTTTTAGCTACAAGTCCTAACGATAATGAATTCTTACCAGCCTGATTAATTGAATCAATAGCATTACCAGCACCAATTCCAACCTTTTCAAATTCGGTAAACGACTTACCCATATCACCTAAACTACCCACAAATGCCCTTGCCGAATCAAAACTTTTTGTTAATGTTTCTGAAGAAATTAAATTAAATCTACCTGATGACTCCATCATGTTGGTTACCAATTCAGTTACTTGTGCAATACCATATCCCATTCTAATCGCGGCGGGATACGAATCTATCATTTCTTTTCTTAAACCTTGAGATAATTCACCACTAATACCAATTTTTTCGTTTACTTCAGTTCTAACTTGATTTTCTAATTGTAGTTGTTGAAATATTTCATTACCAGCAACTTTTAAATCTTTAAATAAATTTGCACCGTTCTTACTTAATGCACTTAATATGTCACCTGGAGTGGTAACCTCATCACCATATGTGTTAGATTGTGTAACATTAAACGCTGCAGTAAAACTAGTTGCTTTTTGTGCGTACGCAGTTTGAGATGAACCACTTGAAGTATTTTTACTATTTCCTGTAGATGTTGCGGAAACTCCTGCTAACGCAGTTAATACTTGTGGTTGAGATGCCCCTTCTTTATCTAAATATTTTGATAACCCTTTAGGGTCATTTTTATATTTATTTACCGCATCCTTTACTTGTTGATCTGTTAGTGCCATATACTAATAAATAGATTAATTAGGATTTTCTAACTCTAATAAGAAGTTAATATAATATCTTCTAACATATATGGGCATAGATAGGATATCGCCATATGTAAACCCCTTTTTAATGAGGTATAAAATCTCGTCTAATTGATTTTTTTTATATTCCGTAGAAAGGTCGAAAAAACTCAACCCCAAATCCAATGTCAATTTGGACTATATCTCCTGATGGGGTGGTTACTGTTTGGGTTAAATCTAACCCTGGTTTATTATCTTTGATAAATTTTCTAAATTCTTGTGAATCTTTAATCGGCATATTCTCAACAAAGTTCCTAATGTTCATTTGGTCTTTGTTACCTGCAACCGTTTTAATCATAAATTCAAGTTGTTTTGTAACAATTGGAGCCACCCCATTACCATTCCAACTTTCCTTTATATCTTCAATTTCCTTTTCTTGTTTTTGAGTTAAAAACTTGAAGGTGATATCTATTTTACTCTTTTCCATGTAATATTGATATTCACCATTACTATCTTCTTTCAAGTTAAAATCCTTCATCTTTAATTCAGATAAATCAATTTCAACCGTAAATTGTTCTTGTGTCTTTGAGTCAGTTGTGGTTAAGTTATATATTGAACCAAAACCTGTATTTCTTAAAAATATAAGAATGGCTTGTCTATCTTCATCCACAATATCATCTACTTGTAAATCTTTATCCAAAACCTTTCTTCTTAAAAGTTCATTGATAACACCGTTATTCGCAATTAAGTTTGGAGCAGAAAGAATATTTTCATCTGCAGCAGTTAAATAAGCAACTCTTACTGATTTCTTTTTACTTGGGTAATGTATACCTCTACTTGGTAGTTCTACTACGTCGTATGCAATTGTTGGGTCTATTTTATATTCGTCCATAATATAAGTTTATACTATAACTATGATAAAGTAAAGTTTTTAAATAAAAAAACCGATACCCATTTCTGGTATATCGGTTTCTCATATGAAAAATTATTATATTAATAAACTTGGATACAACGGTCCATTCTTAATGAAGCGTCAATTGTTGCCAAATCATCTCTTGAGTAATCTAAATCACCGAAGTTCAAACTTGTTAAGAAACAACCTTGTAAAATCCATTTTTCAACCACAACTCCCGTTGGGTCTAACATCTCCAATTCAATGTCTTTCTTATAACCCGCAGCATATCCCATACGACCTGTAACTGACTCCGCATGTAAACGGAACCATTCCATAAGTGCTTGAGAAGCAGAAGGACCAATTGGGTCTTTAAATTGAACTTTAATCTCTTCCCACTCAAATTGACCAGCAACATAAGTTTTTGTGTTCAAGAAAGGAATCTCAACTGATTTAATTTTAGCAGATGGTCTCGCTGTGGAGAATACATACCACTCATTTATTCCTAAAGATGATGGAAATCTTAGGATAAATCTATTTTTTCTTTTCGGTTCGTAAGGAACCGGCATTTTCATTAATAAATCTGCCATATTGTATTTGTTAAAGTTTTTAAGTTATTTACTTTCTTATAAATATATCTATATTGGAAAATAATTTTATTTTAAGTTTTTTATTGGAAATACTTGTTTATGTCAATTATTTTTCGTAGTTTTTTACAGGCTCCAGTATCTAGTTCCAGTTTACTACTCTCCTTTAATAATTTAATATTTCAATAATAAATACTAGTATATCTAGTTCCAGTATTCTGGGTATAATATAATAGTATAATTGTTATATAATATGGTTCTACGTGGAGCATTAAAAAAGGGTACCATTTCTGATACCCTTCTTATTTTTATATATCTCCTTTTAGATTAGATATTGTCAAATGAAGCTCCTGTTGGAGTGATTACAAATTCCAAATCAATGAATTCTAAAGAACGAGTTGGTTTGATATAAATCTTACCTCTTAATGTGTTAGCATCGATGTCCTCTGGATCATTAGATACACTCACACGGAAGTCATACAAACCTCTTTCTTTCTTAATTGATTCCAAGATAGGATTTACTAATCTTAAGAACTCTTGTCTTACTTGGTCGTCATTTTGTTCAAACAATAACCTTACAGCTACCGCAGAAATCAATTTTCTAGCTCTTAATAATAATCTTCTTACGTTGATTCTATCTAAAGCCGACTCTCTAACTTGTAACGTTTTATTACCCCATATAATGGTACCTGTATCAGAGAATGTTGCAATTGGGTTGATTCTCGCCTTATATAACTCATCTCTTTCGTCAAGAGTAAGTTTCTTTTGTGCTTTGATTGCGTTTACCAAACCTCTACTGTAACCCGCAACTGCGAACCAAGGATAAGATACGTTGTCAGTTAAGGCGATGTTCTTAACAACCTCACCTGTTGGTGGAATATATAATTGAGTTGCATTATCCGTGTCTCTTACTTGAATCCAAGGCCAATATGTGGCTGAATAGTTTGAGTCAACTGCGATACCGTCTAAATCGTCAATAACGTTAGATGCAATAGTTTCATTTGGTGCTCCAATTATATAAATTGAATCCGCTCTATCAGTTTCAATCATGTCAATTGCTTGAGTTGTTAATGAACTATGGTCGTAGAAGTTAATACCTGGAGTTGCAAATACGTTAATATCTACGGCCTCAGGATTTGCATATGTTTGAATACCTTCTAAATAAGCATAATAATCAGAGTTTCCATTTGCAGTGTCAAACAATCCACCATTTGTTGTAAGACCTGAAATATATGTTAATTTTCCAAATATATAACCGTCACCATATGTTCTTACTTGTCTGTAAATGTCCCAACCATCAAAACCACCACATACGGCAAATGTAAATTTACGGAAGTTAATACTATCTAATTTACCTTTATCGGTACCTTCTAAATCATAAGGTGTTGTTTGGTACATTAATCCTGAAACTGTATTTCCAGTTATTGTAGCTGCGTTTATAGATAAGTGAAATCCGTCTGTTGATCCTTTTTGAGTTGCTTCTGTTGAACATTTATATTTAAACAAATCGGAGTCAAAATTAAAATTACCATCAGAAGATAAACCTAAAGATGTTTTTCTAAATTTATCACCATTACTTGTTATGTCATCATAAATTGTTTCACCAGAATCAAAAAATTCAGTTTTATAAAGAACACTACCTAATGTTGTTGAACCTGATAAAGTTGCATTTGTAAAACCTTTAAATCCTGCAGGAAATGCATTTGATGGTGCGTTAGAGTCCATAAGTAACATAATGTATTTAGAATTCAAAGTATACTCACCAGTTGATGTACCTATTTTTCTAGCAACATATCCTGCAACGTCTGGATTCATTGAACATCTTGAGAATTTTTCCAAAACAACCATGTTTTCATCGGAATCATTAAAATCTCTAACTAATATATCAAATTCACCTGTTTCAATATTAATATTTTGAATTGTGATTTTAATTTCCTGATTTGCGGCGTTTCCGTCAGAAATTGTAATAACATCAAATAAATCATCAACTTTACCACCACGAACTTCAGAAACCACAGTAGGTGACTTTGGTGTGTCCCAAGTATTTGAGAAGTTGTCACCTTCCGCATTATATACTTCAGTTAGGCTTAAACCTCTAATTAAACCTTGATTATATAAGTTTTTTGTTAAGTTCGGATAAACTTCGTGAACATATAATGGAACATCGTTACCATCTTTATCATATGGACTTGTTCCTAAAACTTTAGTTATGTATTTTGTTGACGTTGAATCTAAACTACACGTGAAAACCTTAGCACCTGTAGTTCCTGTAACATAAATATTAAATTCCGATAATGGGTCACTTGTTAACGTTGCCCCACTAATAGTAAAAGATGTGTTTCCAGTAACTTGAAAATTTAAAGATTCTTGTGAATAATTTCCTCTTGATCTTAATGCCGCCATAACAATTTCCTTATCATATACTGAAGTTGCGGTATATGTATATTTTGTTGTGGTAAAATTCATTGAACTAGCAGCATAAACAAATAAGTAACTATACACTTCGGTACCGTTAGTATTGGTAAACACGTTATTCCAATTTTTTATAGTTGCGGTTCCAATAGGACTTGTTTTTTGATTTCCCGTTAAACCTGATGTTGCTGATGATGGAACATTTCCAATTGTAAACCAATCACCTGTAGATAAACCGCTACCGTAATTAGTGACTATATAATTTGTAACCGTTGTACCAGTTGAATTGGTTTTACCAGATAATGAACTATAAAAAGTACTATATGTTGGGTTTACAATGTCCTCAGCTGTTGGTGTTGTAATACCTGTAGTTGAACTTGGAGTTTGTGTTAAGTCAACAGATATACCACCTATTGTTTTAATGCCGAATGTTTTTCCTGCTTTGTAACCTGTCTTACCTAATACTCTTGTTACAAATAATTGATTTGACTCTTGTAAATAAGATTTAGCGACATAACCTAATTCATATTTTGGATTGCCAGCACCATCTTTTTCAGGTGAGGTTGGTCCGAAGTATGTTTTAAATTCGTCAAAATTTGAAATTAATATTGGTTCAAAAGCGGGACCTTTTAAGGTTTCACCCACTAATCCCAATGTTGTAACACCTATACTTTGTGCTACGAATGTTAGATCTTTCTCTGATGTATAAACACCAGGAGACACGAAAACTCTGTTATTACTTGCCATTGATTTTTGTTTGGTTAAATTGTTTTTATTACTTATCTAATAAATATCTTTGTTTTTACCAAAGATTTCCTAACTTTTATTAAAAAGATAGTTATTTATCTTTAATTATCTTTTATATGGAAAACAAACAAAAAAACGTTAAAATAGGTCAGAAACACCACGAAATGTTAAAAAATTTTTGTGATAAAAATGGATTAAAAATTTATAAAGTATTGGAAAAACACATTGAGGAACTTTGTAAACCTAAAAAGAAGGACATTTACGGAGATGATTAGTATAGATAAGATATACTAATTTTTGACCCAACTTTAGGATTGGAGAGATATGTAATTTCATCGTCTCCCGTAATCTCAAACCCAACTGACTCTTCTTCAGCTAATCCATTGGTTTCAACTGTTATTAAACTATTGATGTAATTACTTAAGTTAAACACCGTTGATGTAGAGTAAATAAACTCTTCTTTTTCATATTGTAATAATTTACCCTTATTATCTAATATTACACTATTAATTCCTTTATAAAATTGTACCGTTATTATTGAGTTATTTAACGGAGGTTCAATAAAAGTAATCGTACTTGTAAAGTTTATAAACGTAAAACTTAAATCTCTTATTTGACCAATACCGTTCATTGAAACTGAAAATAAGGTTCCGATATTAGTTCCAACACTAAAATTAGTTTGTGTTCCGTCCGCAACAAAACTGACCGTTGTTATATTAATCGGCATGTTTTGACTCTGACTTGAAACGACATTATCTTTTATAAATTCGTACATAGATTATAATTTAAAATAAATATCCTACCGATATATTTGAATTTATTGATGGTCTATCCGATAAAATAATATACGAGTTATCATCTGAAACAATAAATCCGATACCTTGTTGTTCTGCCAATCCATTAATCTCAACTGTAACAACACTATTAATCATTTCATTTGTATCAAACATTGGTCTATTATTGGTTGGTGGGTCAAAAAAAGATCCCGAACCTGTGAATTGAAACTCTTCTCTAACAAAACTAAAAATTGTACCTGATGTTCCTACTATTCTACTATTTTTACTTTTATAATAAACAATGGTGAGTTTACTTCCGGCGGTTGGGATATATGGAGAAACAAATTCTATTTTTGAAGTGTAAGTAATATGTAAATAATTTGTATTTTTTGTTTGTAATACATCATTTACATAAACACCGAATAATGTACCAATACTTTCACCAACATCAAAAACAGTTTGAATTCCGTCAACTGCTAAATTTACAGTTTGTATTATATCATTAGTATTAACAACTTTATTGACACCAAATTTGGGATTGTCTTTTATAAACTCAAACATGGTAAATAATCTATTAATGGCGGGTTTCACTTCAAACTCCTCACTATCTATCAAATAACCTAACATTGTAAATTGGTAATTCTGAACGTAAAATCTACGTCCGTCAATCGTTTCAATTGGACTATTATCTTCAATCTTATCAAGAACAATAGGAATGTAATGTCCTTTAATCATTGTGTAATCTTGTCTTGACGCAAAGTGACGTAATATGATTTTATTAAACTTGTTTAAATCTCTAAATTTATTACATATAATTGTTACATCATAAGTAATATCCACAGGGATAGGTTGTGGGATTGTATATATATCCGCACCTAATTGTGAACCATTCCAATTCGGAACTGATGCATAATAAACTTGGTATCTATCGGGTATTGTTCTTTGAACTGCCGGATTTGTTCCAAATTGAACGTCAGGTTTTCTAATGGTTGCAATAAATGGAAGTTGCATGTTCCCGTCTTCATCACTAAACGACCAATTCTGCATAAACTCTCCCCATCTTTGTATTGTAAGAATTTTATTTATAATTGGGATTTGTTTACCGTCAGTTACAACCTTAAATGTTTTTGTAACATAATCTAACATACCCCTATCTAAATCATCGTGTAATATAGAATCGGGAAGATTCGTATCTGATTTGGTAATATTATCCAAAAGTTCCTGTCTCCTTTTAGTGAGTTCAGAACCTTTATAGATTTCAATATTTGTTTTTCTTTTAGGTATTCCCATGTTATACTCCTCTAAATGTATTGTCTTGTACCGCAGTACATACAATGTTTCTATAATATGGTTTGTAACCAAACATATTATGTTTATTATCTGATGTTACCTTTCCGTCATTTGAAACATTATAATATCTTGTTCTTGTTTCAGATTCAGGATATCCAATAAAATCTCCGTATTTAATGTCAACCTTCAATTCTTCTAAATGTTTTATATATACCGATAATGTCATATTACCTGGTTCGTTGTATCTTAATAACCCACCTTTATATGTACTATTCTTTGGTTCTTCTATTTTAACTAACGCATAAAACTCAATAGGTGGGAAATATTTAATTTCATCCACTCCAACTTCGGCGTAAACGTCGTCGTTTTCTGTTTTTTGTTTATCTACACGATATAGTACCAATTTTATCCCCAAATCACCATGAAGGTACTCCTGACCCATTTGAATATTTAAATCAAAGTCGTCTTGAGAAAGGAATTTGGACATTCTCGTAATAGGTAGTTTATTATTCATATCCATATAAATAGTTTAATCTTTCATTCTATTTAGTTATATTGTATATATTATATGGAGATAAAAATTCCCGAGATTGAAGCGAGAAGTATATTATTAACTTACGAAGGTTCCAATAACCAATTATTGGATTGGAAAAGAAAGATAGATGAGGTTAAAAATTTTAAGTTAACCAGACCCCAAGCTGAATATGTAATGAAATATTACGAATTGAGTCCAAAGGTCGCTAGAAAATATATTAATTTGGTTTCCACATTTGGAGAAAAAATTATGGAAGAAAGGTTATTACCTGTCCCTCCTGAAAAAATTTGGTGTGAAAAATTGTTATGTGAATCTGATAAAGCTTTTCATATATGGGGTAAAGTTTTAGATAGTGACCAAATGAGTGCAATGTGGTTACCAAAGTCCGCAATTGTCCAAGATGAGAAAAAGTTAAATCGTGTAATAGATTATAGTCCGTATGATAATCGTCCTCCTATGGAACATCAGAAAGTCGCCATTGAGAAATTATTAGCAAACAATAAGTTTATATTGGCCGATGATATGGGTCTTGGAAAAACGACGGCAGCGGTTATTGCATCAATGGAAAGTGGTGCGAAGAAAGTATTAATTGTATGTCCCGCGTCTCTTAAAATAAATTGGGATAGAGAGATTAAAAATTACACCGATAGAAAAGTATTAATAGTTGAAGGTCGTAAATGGGGTTCTACCTTTGATTACTACATTATCAATTACGATATATTAAAGAATTACCACACTACAGAAAAAAGTGAAGATAGTGATGACTATAAATTATTGGTAAATGAAAAGTTTGATTTAGCAATTGTGGATGAAGCACATTATGTTAGTAATAGCACGGCGAACAGAACTCGTTTATTGAATGATGTATTAGAAACCATACCACGAGTTTGGTTATTAACAGGAACCCCAATGACGTCAAGACCAATTAACTATTTTAATTTATTAAAGATTGTTGATTCACCTTTAACATTGAATTGGCAATCTTATGTTCGTCGTTATTGTAAAGGTTATCAATTCACAGTTGGAAATAGAAAAGTGTGGAACACAAGTGGTGCAAGTAATTTGGATGAGTTAAGAGAAAGAACAAAGTCATATGTTCTTCGTAGAATGAAAACAGATATTTTAGATTTACCTGAAAAAATTGTTACACCTGTATTTGTAGAGTTAAGTAGTAAAATGTATGATGAGGAGTTAGAAGAGTTTACAAGAATTAGTAATGATAAGAAGGACAATGAAACTATTAGTGTTACCTTAAATCGTTTAATGAAAATTAGACAACTTATTGCTTACGAAAAAATTCCATATACTTGTGAGATTATAGACAAATGTTTAGACCAAGGAAAGAAAGTAATTGTATTCACCAACTTTACAATGTCATTAGATATGTTACATGAGAAATACAAAAAGAACTCTGTAATATTAAATGGTAGTATGTCTAAAGAAAAGAAACAAGAAAGTGTTGATAGATTTCAAAATGAAGATAAGGTAAAAATATTTATCTCAAATATTATTGCTGGTGGTGTTGGTATTACATTAACCGCCGGTGAAGTTGTGGTTATGAATGACTTATCATTTGTACCTGCACATCATAGTCAAGCCGAAGATAGAGCATATCGTTATGGTCAACAGAATAGTGTATTAGTATATTATCCCGTTTTTGAGAATACAGTTGAGAAAATCATCTATAATATATTACAAAAGAAAAAAGGAATCATCGACCAAGTTATGGGAGATGGTGAATACTCAGAATCGTTCAGTAAGGATTTACTTAAAAGTCTCTTGTAATTTTATAAAAAACTCAGACAATTCATTTGATAAATTTTCATCTAAAAAATTACCAATTGTTATCATTACGACATCATCTTTAATTTCCATTAAATTGGTACCGCTTTTAACATATTGTAATTCAATTATTAATTCAGGTTTGTTATAGATAAATTCTGTAATTTTATGTAAAGTTTCAGGTACTTCCATATGTTCATTAATTTTTATTGGTTGTAATATTTCCTTACGGAAAGTATGATTTATAGTTCCTCTTATTATATATTGTAATAAATTTTGAAATGTGACTATTGTTGTTTTATTGTCTTTAAAATCAACAAAACAATAATATTTAGCTTTTGATTTTAAATCATTAACTGAACTTTCAACAACAAAACCTATTTCATTTTCTTGAATTATTTTTCCCGATTTAACTTGTATTGTTATTATTTCACCACAATCATTTTCAATTATTATGTCAATACCTTTAAAATCGTTACCGTCCCCTCTCATAATACTAAAATCCATTTTAAGTATTTTACAGTCAGGAAAAAGTTCCCTTATTTTATACATAACTGCAATAGTGGTTACCTGACCTCTTCCCCAAGATTTATTACAACGACGCCAAAAATTTTTAAAATATTTTTCTTCAATGTTCATAGTAAAAAATAAATCAAAGTTCTCATCTACAAATTCAAATAACTTATCAATATTTTCAAATAACGTGGTCGGATTATCGTAATCTAAGGTTTCATTTTTAAAATGTTTATATAAATAAAAGAGATCTAAAGTACAATAAGGATGTGTATTAACGGTATTTCTCCAACACCAAATTGATTGTTCATTTAAAATACCATAATTTCCTCTCCACCAGAAACCCCAAATTCCAAGTCTCTCACCATTTCTTTTGAAGACCTCATTACATTTTTTAATATAATATGACTTAAATGTATCATTCTGAAAAAGGTTATGAAAATAATTGTGTCTTAAATTATAAGGACTGTAAGGATATATTTCTATCATAAGTTCAAATTTACACTATTTATTAGAATATACCAAATTATGGCCACTATTATTACACCGGAAGAAAGAGATAAATTATATACGCAGGTTTTTCACCTTTTGGGGATGCCAGTTCGTGGAATTGAACTTACACAGGAACAAATGGATACCTTTTTAGAGTTATCTCTATCAGAATACGAACAATACGTTAGTGATTGGTTAATTGAGTCTCAATGGTCAGCATTGGCCGGACTTGATTTAGATACACAATCCCTTTCAAGGGCTTTCACAACAAGAAGTTTAGATTACGAAACTCAATATACTCACTCATATTCCAAAATTGTAGGTTTACAGGCTGGAGGAACAAGTGAATTAAAGAAGGACTATTTTACAGTTTCACAAGGTCAACAAGTATATGAAATCCCTGCTGGTCGTGAAATTAACGAGTTATTATACTTTACACGTGCAACTTTAAATGACTCAATTGTTGATCCATTTTTAGGTGGTTTTGGTGCACTTGGTGGTGTTGGTTTCGGTGGTGTGGGTGGATATGCTCAAGTTGGGACCGCTGGTTCATATTTTATGACACCGGGTTTTGACCTATTATTAAGAATGCAAGATAGAAACTTTAAGAGTAGAATGATTGGTGGTGATTTAACTTATAAGATTACCGCGGGTCCTGAAGGTAAGAAATTGGTACACCTTTATAACGTACCAGGTGGTAAATTTGACTTTGGTTCTATCGCTAAAAATAACTACAACGTTTGGTATTGGTACTATGAAACTATGGATAGAGATACTTGTTTAGAGAAAAACAAAGATGTTATTAAATTACCTTCGGATGTAATGACGGAAGAATTAACATGGGGTAGTTTAAATAAACCTTCACAGAATTGGGTTAGAAAATATCTAATCGGTTATTCTAAAGAAGGTTTAGGTCGTATATGGGGTAAGTTTTCAGGTGATTTACAAGTTCCTGATAGTACAATTAAATTAGATTACAGTTCATTAATTACTGAAGGTAAAGATGAAAAATCTAAATTGGTTGAAGAACTTATGGCAAGATTAGAAAGATTACGTCCTGACAAAATACTTGAAAGAAAAGCAGGTGAGGCAGAGAACCTAAACAAATCTCTTAAGTTTAGAGCAATGCCTGCACCTATTAATATTATCTAACTTTCTATTGCGTGTAATGCATAATCATTACCATTAGTCTCAATAATTTCCTCTTCATTTGATTTGGTACTTTGTTCTTGAAACGAAATTACTTTTCTATTGTGGTCAACCCAAAATGGGTCGGCAAGTTCTAAACTATTTTCCACATACATAAAGTAAGGGTCTCTACCCACACGATTCCAAAATAATACTTCACTATCTGATAAAGTCATTACCTCATCTAATTTATCTTGACCTTCTTCTTTTAATGGAAATCCATTAACTAATTCACATTGTAATTTTGTAAAGAATTGTCTTTGGTCAGGTGATTCAATTAATATATCTTCTCTAATTGATGGATGAAAAACAACTAACAATGGTTCAACACGTTTGTTAAAATTATTAAGATAACGAGGAACATTATAATCACCTTTTAAATCAGGATTATTTAATATTTCTTTTTCATCAATCATATAACAATTCACTTCAATGTAATCTTCGGGCATTGGCGTACCATGTTTTGCAAGATATTCTTCTAAAACTTTCTTACTAGGTCTACTAACTTTCTGAACATCTCCAGATGATTTCTTAACACCATTATTTACATAATAAATTGTATCTCCTAATCCTGCGGGATAATCACTTCTCATAATTAATTCCATATGTGCTTGACGAGACATTAATGAACCAGCTTTAGTTGTCTTCTGAACATACTTTCTATAATCATTAATAGATTGTTTAACACGAGCTTTATTTGCAATTTTAGATAATGGAATTTCTTTATTATAGATTTTACTTACAAATTCATAATATAATTCCACAAAAGATAATCCATCACCATTTAACAAATACTTTAATCCTTCATCTAAAAACTCTACGATATATGTTTGTAATTTTTTTGATTTGATTGTGTTACCTGTTAATTTAATTTTCTCTTTTCCTTTCTTCATCATCTTAATGATATAGTTCTTACGAGAAACATTAATACAAGCCGGCGCCACATAGTCAATATCTAATCCCATTTCATTTCTCATAAAGATATCATTGAATTCTGCGGTGTCCGCTTCAATACCTTTATATTCTTTTCCTAATGTAACCATTTCATTTAATCCTTTACCAACATAAACCGTATCATCAATATTCAATGGTGTTTCAAAGTTCACACCATCCGTGTCCATTACCAAAGGTTTATAACCTTTCTTCATATAGAACATAATCATCATCCTTAAACACTGACGACCAACACAGGTAATGGTTTCACCCATATTCATATCTCCCCAAGGGAATACGTGTGGTGCAGATAAACTACCGAAATAAGCGTTGATAAAAATCTTAATTGGTAATTGTTTTCTATCATACATTTCAGCAAGAACTGGATCACTATTTTTTAATTCACCAGCAAGTAATTTATATTTGATACGAATATCACGGAAATATTTTAACATTGATTTTTGTACACCCATCACATCACAATCAGGGAACACATCATATACAAGTTGAATTGATGGATAAAGTGATGCGTAGTCAAACTTAACAATGTTCTTTGAATAACCTACGTTAAGTAATCTTGATAAACCACCAGTGATTGCACGTTTCTCATCTTTTGCTGGTATTGCTAAATTGTTTTCATAAGACCATGCTAACATAATAATTTTCCATAGTGTTGCAGTTCCCATTGTTGCAATTCTTTCATAAGTGGTAGGTACAAGTTTTGATAATAAGAATGTTGATTGAGAAAATGAATCATCTACAACCATAGTCTCATACAAGTCATCGTCAAGATATTGTTCCACAATTTTTCTTCCTGTCCATATCTCAAATTTACCAGGATATTTCTGTGTTAGATTTTCTGTACCAGGTTCTCCAATTTGTTTGTAGTTTCCTGTCTTTGGATTTACATAATAACTTTCGTTATCAAGATATATTTTTGAAATCTTTGCACCATCTACGTATACACGATTAGGTTTTTCTTTCTCCAAATATGTTGTAATATATTTTAATCCCCAACTTTTAATTTCAGAATTGATAGCTTGTGCTCTACGAACTGAATGTGCAATATCAATAATATTAAATCCCCATATAACGTGTTGTTTGTATGGTTCAATTTCATTTGCAAGTTTTAACATTCCTTCCTTCTCTTTCATTCCTTGCGTTGTGAATATTTGTGTAAGACCATTAACGTCAACACCAAGTATTTCTGCACGTTTTAATATAAATGGCCAGTCAAAGAACGCGGAGTTATAACCTGCAACAATGGTTGGTTTTAAATCTTTAATATACTTGAAAAATCTTTCTATACATTTCTTTTCACCGTCTTCACCAAATGCTGCAATTGTTTCGTTCATACCACGATTGTCTTTAACTCCAATTAATATAATAACACAAGTTTCAGGGTCAAGACCTGTGGTCTCAATATCAAATACAAATCTATTAACACCACTATATTCATCAATACCTTTAAATAATCTTTTTTTCTTCTGTATAAGATATTGTTCTACAGGGTTTAATACGGTAAAATGTTGTCTAACTTTTTCGTCCCATGGATTTAATCCGCCCATTCTAAAGAACGATACTAAATCCGTATATGATTTAATACTCTTAACAATATGGGTCATACCATTTTCTAAACGTTCGTTGCCGTGTGTATCTAACTTTTCAATTAATATCCCAAACTCACCCATACGTTTTTTCTGCATGGCCTTTGAGTTGTTATAAAAATTTAATCCTGTTAAATCACCTACCCATATAAACGGTGTAAATGTATCAGATTTAATAATTTTTCCTTCAATTGGGTCTTGAATAATTTTCCAAATTGTATTGGTTGGGTAGTCATATTCAACACCGACGATATACATTTCGTCGTCACCACCATTGAGGAAGCCTTCAATAACTTCCTGAGAGATAACCTCTTTCATCTTTTAATTTTTTTTAATGTGACGTATTAGCTTGTGATTAAATCACAGTTTGCCTTGTTTACATTAATAAGTATAAGAAAAAAAGGAGGTATTAAAAAATATTAATGTATAATTTTTCCTTAACGGGTAATATAAGTTTATTACCATTATCAAACGACACATTTACTTTTCCTTCAAATTTACCTATTTCAGATGTCTGTTGTTCAGTGAATCTATAAACGATATAATATTCGTCAGTCGTTTGGTTATATAATTTTGTTCTTGTTGTGATATTACAAGTTTCATTTAATAATACGGGTTCACCGGTACTAACATCAAACATGTCAAATGTGATTGTTGCATTTTCCAATAAATCATTAAATGATGATTTGTCGTTTTTACCGTCATCAATCATCCTCATTTTTAATATTGGGTCAGATGCCCCTTGTCTTATAAAGAATTCCATATGTTATAAATATATATTTTTGTTATAAACCGTATTTAGATTTGTCTGCGTTATAGTTATTCAAAACTTCAGTTGATGTTAATGCACTACTATATAAACGGGTTATACCAATCTTACCATCAAAGTATTGTGGGTATTCACCATTATTATATGAACCAATGTATAAGTTTGTAGTAGTGTTTAATATACTTGCTAAACTGTGATTTACAGTACCGATACTAACACCATTAACAAATGTTTGAAATGTATTGGCCGCAACATTAGTAAATACATAAACTATTTGATACCATGTATTAAGTGTTGCGGTGTGGTTTGTACTATTAACAAATAGTGTTGATCCTGAACCCGCACCCGAACCATATTGTCCATAAAATGTTGAAGCAGTTGTTCTAACACTATAACCCACACTTGTTGTTAACCCAGCTGCGTTAAATTTACCAAGTACTACATCATTACCTGCTACTGATTGATTCACCCAAACTTCTACTGTCCAATCACCACTTCCCGGTTCTAATGCCGCATTATCTGCAACTGAAATTTGTGATGAAGAACCATTGTATGTGAAGTATGGTGATGTATATGTTATATTACTCATTGTTCCATTCAAATCATTACCTGATAAATCATTAATTGTTGTTCCACTACCAGGATATGAAGAAAGGTTTGATGGGTCGTAATGTAATACTAAATTGCTTGTAGTTATCCCACTTGCGGCGACACTTGGTGTGGGTGTAACTGAATTGGTAGGTGTGACCGTATTAGTGGGGGTATTAGTGGGTGTATTCGTTGGAGTTTGCGTAGGTGTTTCAGTAACCGTAGGAGTTGGTGTGTTAGTTGGAGTAGGTGTTGGGGTTTCACTTCCTGTTGGTGTTGGTGTGTTAGTCGGTGTATTAGTCGGCGTTTGCGTTGGAGTAACGGTATTTGTTGGTGTCGAAGTAATTGTGTTAGTAGGAGTGTTTGTAGGTGTAATACTTGGTGTTGGTGTATTGGTTGATGTATTAGTTGGTGTAACAGTATTAGTAGGAGTAACAGTATTAGTAGGTGTTGGTGTGTTAGTTGGTGTTGGTGTTGGGCTTGGTAAAACATCTGAACAACCATATATTGAATAATTTGGTTTAATTGATGTTAAATAATGATGATTAACATGAACAAAATCCAACGGTTCTTCAAAATACTTAACTTGTTTTAAAACACCATTAAGTGAATTATTACCAAAAATTTGTACGATTTCATTTTCAGAAGACCTTAATGATGGAATTATTTCCTCAAAGTTTTCTAATTTATATATTCTTTTACCGTTATGATAAATTTTAAGTGTTCCTAATCTTTTTTGTTTTTCTCCTGCCCATTTTTTATTTAATTCTTCCACATAACTATATTCAGTATCCCCCGTAATCCAATTTAATGATCCGGTAACCATTGTATAACCTGTGGTGATTTGTGTTGAGTGACCTATAAATGAACCCGAAAAGAAACTACCAGTATCACCAGTTGTCGGAGCCCATAATTCATCAGTATAACTAACTGCGTGTGGACCTAATATTAAATCATTAAATCCCCCCTCATTCTCAATCTCACAACCATAAAGATATGTGTATCTATCAAATGTGATTGTAATATTAAAATCGTCATATATTCCATTTGCACATAATTCAGGAGTATTACCTGTTATTGTGTAATATGACTCCGTGTACCCACTATCTGGATTACATAATCCCGAATAATGAAATGACTCCCATTTTATCTTTTTATTATTGGTAAATGAGAATGTTAAATTATTATCCGCGTAATTCCCATTAGCCAAATCATCTTTAATTCCTAAATAGTAAAATGTCGTTCCAGTTACTAATCTATCAAAAACCAAATCTAATGTCCAACCCTTCTCTGTTCTTCTACGAACAGTAAAATCACAGGTGTCTCCCGTATAACGAGTATTCACCGCAACTTCCCAAGGTGAAGTTAGTCCCGTTAAACAAGAAGAATCGATAGTTAGTCCTGTATATGTTATTTCCGTGTCGAAATCTAAGACCTCTTCATTATAATCCATTTGAACTTTTGATAGTTCATAGTCATATAATTCGGAATAATCTACCTTTAAATCGAGTTTGGAACCGTAAAATCTTAAAATATTCTGATTAGCCATGTTTATATAAATATCTTTCATAACATTTGATATTTATATAAAAGTCCATTTAGATGAATAATTTTATAAAACAGGTAATTGAGGAGAAATTTGCATCAAAAGCACAACAAAGATTCTTCTATGCAAAAGCCAAAGGGGGTAAAAATAAGAAGTGGTCCAAATGGGCCAAAGAGTTTTCTGATAAAACAGATTATAATAAAATACCTGATAAAGTAGAAAAAGAAGAAGAGGTGGATGAGATTGTAGATAAAAATGGTAATATCTTAACAAGTAAAAAACCTTCGGATTTAGATGCTAAAGGTGTTAGTTCCGATTCAACAAGTGATGAAGTGGCTCTAACTGGTAAAGGTATGATGGGTAATTACGGTATGACTAAGGTTCAAAACTACACAAAGTTCTGGGGAGAGGGTAAATTAACCAAAGGAGAACTTATTGAAATTGCAATGAAAGATGCTCTTGGATTTGATGCAACAATGGGAAATGACGCAGATTACGAAGAGGCTGAAGAATATTTTGAAAAAGATTTAGGTTTGGACAGTGAAGAAACTGAAGATAGAATGGATCAAATGGGTTATGATAAAAATTTACCTGACGATAAGGTTAGATTAGTTGAGAACCCAAAGAAGTATATGGAGGAATATATTGAGAGTATTCTTAAAGGTAGAAGTAAAGATAATGATGTTTTAGAAAAGGAAAAGGAAGAAGTTGAACCAAAAGAAATACACCCAATTATTAAAAGACAACTTAATTCATTAAAAAATAGTATGGATAGTCACGGTTTAACTGCTGACGATGTAATTAATTATATTAAAAAAGATAATGAATAAGGATTTAAAACATAGGATATTTGATATACCGCAGAACATTTTAGATAAGATTAACCACACAATTGTTGGTCTTAACGGAACACATGTTCATGGTGTACAAAGAGCTAAGAAACTTTTAATAGATAAAAAAGTTAAATATGGACAGTTAAAAAGAATTATACATGACTTACAAAATATTGATAAAATTGGTGATAGAGTTAGGTATGACTTGGCTGGTGGTGAATTAATGGATATGTGGTCCAAACAATACCTACAAGGTGAAAGAGATATGGTGAGTAATAGAAAAGACGGAAGAAAACAGGCTGATGATATTGGTGGGATAACAGGGGAAAGAAAAAATAGTCATTTGAAAAAACATTCAAAGAAGCCAGATTTCTTACCTCCTTTGAATATGATGAAAAGTAATTCACATAAATCTTCAATATCAAGTATTAAATTATCAGGTTTGTTTGAACAATTACAAAGAATAAAAAAATTAATGTTATAATATGGCAAAGACACAATTAGAAGTTATCGCTGAAAAATTAAGAACACAAGAAGTTGTTATTAACAGATATTCAGAAAAAAATGGTTATGGTATCACAAGTAAAAATGCACTTTCCGACGGAGATGAATTAGGTAAAGGACAAGTTGGTGATACGGGTACTGTCGGTTCATTAACTGATATTAACACAAGAATTCAAATTATGGCAACCAATAAATATAGTGGTGAAAATGGATATGGTGTTACAAATCCTAATGCAATGTCAGATGGTGACGAATTTGGTAAAGGACAAATTGGTGATAATGGACAAGTTGGTTCATTAACCGATATTAATACAAGAATACAAGTTATTAATAAAAATAAATTTGGTGAAACCAACAAATATCCTGATTTCGAATAATGAATTTTAATCAAACATTCTTCGATGTTATTGAAGAACAAAATATATTAAAGACGACTAAAACAAAACCTATTGTTGATGCAATCAAAAGTAGGAATAAGATATCTTTTTTTTATAGTGGGCCAAGAAAACCCGCAAAAAATAGTGTTAAACCAGGTAATAGAATTGACGCAGAAGCGGTTGCGTTAGGTTTAAATAAAAAAGGTAATTTAGTTGTTCGTGCGTATGTCCAACCACCATCAGTATCCAAAAAAGGATTTGATAAAACAGGTTGGAGAACTTTTATGGTTGGTCGTATGAGTAATTTAAAGGTTAGTGATAGTAAGTTTGACCAAAAAAGACCCGATTATAAAGAAGGTGACGATAAATCTATGAGTGTTACTTATGTAACTTCCGATTGGACAAATAAACCTGAAGTTAAAAAACCAAGGATTGTTAAACCTATTGTTACTAAACCAACTACTCCTACAACTGAACCTACGGAACCAACACCAACAGAGCCGGAGGTTACAACATCACAAGAACCAAAGACAACAGAGTTACCTCAACCAAAACCTCAAACTAAACCTGAACCAACACCACAAGATACGGTTGATAAAGGAAAAGAACTATATAAAGCTAAAGAAGTTGATTGGATTAATAAACAAAAAGAGGTTGGTGGTAATACTAAACCAGGTCAAGGTACAAGAGAAAGATTTAAAAAGGAAGTTGAAAAAGAATTACCTCAACCAAAACCAACAGAAAAACCTGTTGCAAATCCTGAAGAAGAGGATGAAAATAAGAAACTTCAAGAAAGTATTAAAAACATTAAGCGTTTAATGTTTTCATAAAAAATATTATATTAAAATAAAATATTTATTAGTATGTCACAAGGAAAAGGAACAATATCATCTAACGATTTAATGCAAAAATTAGTTAATGCTAAAAAGGTTATGAATAAAGTAGACGGCGGAAACTACGAAAGAGGTCATGTAAATGAAGAAATGTTAAGGTCTAATCCAGAAGATTTAATGAATAGTCAAGATTTACCACAACAATCTTCTACAAAACAAATGGGTATGCCGTCTGTTGATAAAATACAAAATTCTAAATTACCTGACGCAATTAAAAAAGCAATGATTGAGAATCCAATTCAACAAATATCTTTAAATGATACACTTGATATGGATTTCTTAAAAGGTGCTAAAAGATTAATGGAACAAGAAGGTGTCGGTAAAAAACAACCACAACAAAAACAAGTAGTACAATATAATAGTAATATTGATATGGGGGCAATTGCCACACTTATTGAAAATACAGTTCGTAAAGTGATGGACGAAAAGTTAAATCAAATATTAACAGCATCAACCACAGCATCAATTAATGAAAATTTAGTATTAAAGGTAGGTGATTCAATATTCAAAGGTAAAATCACTGGTGTAAATAAAGCAAAGTAATTTTGTTTTCTCATTTTTATTTCTTATATTATAGACATATAATAGTAATTAATGTCAAAAATTAGAATTTTAGCGATTCCCTCGGATAAACACGGAGTAGGTAAGTTTAGGATGATGGACCCTTACCAATTTATTGGTGATAATCATTCGGATGATATCCATGTTGATATCTCATATAATGCAGATAACAATGATGAATATTTTTTAAATTACGATATCGTCGTATTTCATACGTTCATACATCAAACAAATCACGAACAAAACATTGGAAGAATAAAATGGTTGCAATCCAAGGGTATTAAAGTTATTATGGATATTGATGATTTGTGGTTTGTCGATCAAAGACACCCAATGTATCATCACGTTAAAGCGTCTAAGATAGGTGAGATGAAAATCGACATGTTAAAAGCAGTTGATTACGTTACAACGACGACACCAATTTTTGCTAAAACAATTAAAGATAAATTACATATAAAAAATATTGAGATTTTTCCAAATGCAGTTAATGAAGATGAACCTCAGTTTAAGAGAGAACCAATTAAGTCAGATAAAATTAGATTTGGTTGGTTAGGTGGTTCATCACACTTACACGATATTGAATTAATGTCAAATGGTATTTCTTCAACGCACAACAGTTTCAAAGATAAAGTACAATTTGTGTTATGTGGATTTGACTTAAGAGGAAGTGTCACTGAAATTAACCAAGAAGGAAAACAAAGACAACGTCCAATTCAACCAACAGAAACTGTTTGGTATAAGTATGAAAAATTCTTTACTGAAGATTATAAAGTATTAAGTCCTCAATATAAAAGTTTTTTAAATACATTTGTTGATACACCATATGATGATGAAAATGAATCATATAGAAGAAGGTGGACAAAGGACATTAAAACATACGCATCAAATTATAATACATTTGACGTGTCTTTGGCTCCGTTAGTTGAATCTCAATTTAACGCTAACAAATCACAATTAAAAGTTATTGAAGCTGGGTTTCATAAGAAAGCAATTATTGCAAGTGAAACTGACCCATATACATTAGATTTAATTTCAGCAATTAACGACGGTAAGTTTAATGATAATGGTAATGCATTATTAGTTAACCCAAGAAGAAATCATAAGGATTGGGCAAAACATATGAAACGTTTAGTTGAGAATCCAAATATGATTGAAGATTTAGGTAATCGTTTATATGAAACAGTAAAAGACAAATACTCATTAAAAAAAGTTTGTCAAGATAGAGTAGAATTTTTTAAATCAATAATAAAATAAAACAACATGCATTATTTAGTTACAATCGGTTATGAAACCGAACAAATGGACAGAGAAGGAAACCCTCGTGTTAAAAAGTACAAGTACATTATCGAAGCGGAATCGGTAGAAGAAGCAACAATTGTCGCATCAAAGTACAGAGCAGGTGACACACGTTCAAGTGAAAGCATTTCAGTTGCTAAAATGGCAATTGAATGTATCATTGATAGTAAGAACACACCTGAGTATTACAAAAGTAAATAACAATTAAACACCAACTGATATGGAGTTCTATAGTCGTGAAATACAAATTATGCGTCAATCGCAAAGTAAAATGGCTTTAGAGTATGTCACAACAGTTGGTGTTTCTGTTACTTTAGAAGAGTTAATACGAATAACTGATTTATTCGTAGAAATATGTTTAAGACCCCAAGATGATGACCTTAAAAGAAGAATAAAGGCGTTAGATAAATGGTTGGAAGAAAAGAAAAAATAAAATGGAAAAAGAAGAAATAGAACAGTACCTAAAAAAATTAGAAGAGATTGAAAAAACACTTAATGACGATACTGATGAAAGTCAGGATATGAGTTATTTAAGTGAGTTAGAAGATGTTTTAAATAAATTATCTGGAGAAATTATTAATGATGACGCACCAAAAAATGTTAATACTCCTGTTGCCGGACGAAACATAATTAACACTCAACCAACAATGACGGGAGGTGGTACTTTAGTTAAAGTTAAAAAATTAGTTCCTGAAGCTGTAATCCCATCATATTCAAAAGTTGGGGATGCTGGTATGGATTTAACAATCACAAAAGAAATAGAAAATACATCATTTAGTGTTTCTTATGGATTTGGTATTGCAATTGAAATTCCACAAGGTTATGTCGGTTTAGTATTCCCACGTTCATCTGTACGTAACCAAGATTTAATATTATCAAATTGTGTGGGTGTTATTGATAGTGGATATAGAGGAGAATTACAAGCCACCTTTAAGAAAACAAATGGTTTGGACTCAATTAAATACAAAGTTGGAGATAGAGGAGCTCAAATCATCATATTACCTTATCCTACCATATATATGACGGAGGTTCTTGAATTATCTAATACAGAAAGAGGTGAGGGAGGATTTGGATCTACTGGTGTTTGATGATATTTATAAACAATAAACAGAACTTTTAAAACTATCAATTTTGGCATATAAAACTAGAACCAAAACAACCAACCACCCACCCGTATTAGTAGAAGAGAAGAAGATATCACATAAGGATAGGATTAGACAAATCATCAAACGTCCTAAAGAAAAGTTCCTAACGAAAAACCAAGAAATTTATTGGAACATTCTTGGAGAAAATCAAATAACATTATGTTTCGGTCCCGCAGGTGTAGGTAAGTCCTACATAGCAATGAAACGTGCTGTGGACCTATTATACGACGATTCTAACAAGTATGAGAAGATTATCATAGTTAGGCCCGCAGTTGAAGCTGAAGAGAAATTAGGGTCACTTCCAGGGGGTTTAGAAGAGAAATTAGACCCATACATTTATCCGTCATATTATCTATTAAACAAAATTATTGGTAAGGAATCAAGAGAAGAACTAAAAGACCAAGGTTATATTGAGGTTGCTGCTCTCGCTTACATGAGAGGTTGGAACGTAGATAATACTATTCTTGTTTTTGAGGAAGCACAAAATGCTACCCCATCACAAATTAAGTTATTATTAACTCGTATTGGATTTAATTCCAAATTTTTCTTATCAGGAGACCTTGAACAATCAGATAAATTTAGAGATAAAACTAAATCTGGTTTATTTGATGCCAAAATGAGATTACAAGATGTTAAGGGAATTGGTATTTTTGAATTTGGAATGCAAGACATTGTACGAAACCCAATCATTGGTGAAATATTGAATAGGTACGATTAAAATAATTATTAAATTACATATTTTGACCCACATCGTTTACTATAATGGTGTGGGTTTATTATTTACTTATGGTTATGAATATGTTATATTTTTATTATGGAAATTTTTATTAGTATAGATGGTGTTATAAGAAACACAATTCAAAAATTTGACTTTCATTATAAGGATTCTTATTTGGATAGTGAAAGTGAAGATGTCTTTGAATACGACATAACGGAACCAATTCAAAACGACAATTTATTAAATTCTTATAAATTTCAATCACAAGAAGAATTTGAATATTTTTTATTTGTTGAATACCCAATTGAAATATTTGGTCACGCTGGTTTGAGTTACTCCACCACATTTACGGATTTACATAAAATGATTTTTGATAATCCTGAACACAATTTTACATTAGTTGGTTTAGATGAATTAGGTAAAGCAAAACCTGCAACACTTTTCTTCTTATCAAAAAATGGATTCATGGGTAATAATATTAAATCTATTAAAACTGAAAACTTAAATGAGAATTGGAATAAGTGTGATGTTTGGATTACTGATTGTAAAAAAATTGTTGACTCGTGTCCAAGTGATAAAGTTGTAATTAAATTTAATACGACTTATAATCAATACTTTACAAATAAAAAAGAAATAACTAAATTAACAGAAATACAAGAACCATGGTTGAAATCTTTGGAAAAATCTACTACATTGACCTTGACGGAGTCACAGACAAATGTAGAACAGGAAAAAATATAAAAGACGAGGATGGAGAAGATGTTACCGAGGTAAACATTTTCAAATATGAAATTATAAAAATGTGTTTAGATAGAGTGTTGGCCGAGTTTGAACAAGTAGATGAAGAACTTGGTGAATTCGCACAAAACAATACAACCACATCATTTAAAATTGCATTTAACACACTAATAAAAAATCAAATATTAATAGAAGACGATGAGTAATAACGAAAACATAGAAAAATTAGAATCTGCTTTAGGTAGATTAAATAACAATGAAAGTGTTGTTTATTTTTTAACATACGACACTAAAACAAATGCAAGAGCATCAGTAAAATACATTTACGATTTAGCATTAACACTTAATAGAAATGGTAGAAAATCCAAAATTTTAGTTGAAGATAAAAACTATGTTGGGGTTAGTTCTTGGTTAAGTGAAGAATATAGTGAATTAGAGATTGTATCTATCAAAGAAGATAAAGTTGAAATTAAAATTGAAGATGTCTTAGTTGTTCCCGAGTATTACGGAAACACATTACAACAATTATCAAACATTAGATGTATTAAAGTTTTATTGATACAACAAAAAGAATATATGTTTGAGACATTACCAATTGGTAGTAGGTATAGTGAATATGGATTTGATAAAGTTATTACCACAACTGAAAGTGCAAAAAAATACATTTTAGATTACTTCCCTGAAAGTTTAGTGTATATTATTCCGCCAATTATTGGAGATAATTTTAAACCAATTAATTTACCATTAAAACCTTATGTGGCAATCAGTTGTAGAGATAGAGCGGTACATAGAAAATTAATTTCTGAATTTTATTTGAAGTTCCCACAATTGCGTTGGATTACTTTTAGAGATATGGTTCAGATGTCTTATGATGAGTTTTCGTCAAACTTAAAGGAATGTATGGTATCGGTATGGGTTGATGATGAAAGTACGTTTGGTACATTCCCATTAGAATCTATGAAATGTGGGGTTCCTGTAGTCGGTAAAATTCCTGACACTGAACCAGATTGGTTAAGTGAAAATGGTATGTGGACATACGATGGTAATAAGTTAGTTGAATTATTAGGTACCTATATTTTAGCGTGGATTGAGGGTATTGAATTAACTGACGAAGTTAAAGATAAAATGAAAGAAACGTTATTACCTTATGACACCGAAATTACAAAAAATAATATTTTATCAATATTTGGTTCATTAATAAATAAAAGAGTTGATTCTATTCAATCGGCATTAGACAAATTAAAACAAGAAGAAACAGTATAATATGAAAAATATAACAGTAATTTTACCTTTACATAAATTAGATGATGATTATAAAGTTATGTTAAATAACGCGTTATCGTCTATCGAGGATTTCCACAATGATGTTAAAGTGTCAATTGTTTGTCCAAGTAAATTAAAAAAAGATTTAGAGAATCTTTCTGAAAAATTAGAAATTGAAATTGTGGTTAATAAAGGTGAAACAGATTTTTGTTCACAAGTTAATTTAGGTATTGAGAAATGTGATACTGAATGGTTTACTATTTTAGAGGTTGATGATGAATTTAGACCTATTTGGTTAAAATCAATCAACGATTATATGAAAATTTATAAAGATGTTGATGTATTTTTACCTATTGTAAGAGACATTAATACTGATGGTAAATTTGTAAGTTTTACAAATGAATCAGCTTGGGCATATGGTTTTACTGAAATGCAAGGATTCATTGACAATGAAGTATTATTAGATTTCCAAAATTATCAAATAAGTGGTGGTTTATATAGAACCCAAGTTATTAAGGATAACGGTAGTTTAAAAGAAAATATCAAATTAACATTCGCATACGAATTCTTTTTAAGATTAACACACAATGGTATTAGGGTCATGACAGTTCCTAAAATCGGTTATCAACATGTAAACTTAAGAGAAGACTCATTATTTTGGGATTACAAGAATAATGAAAAACAAAAACTGTCAGAAAATGAGGTTAAATTTTGGTTGGAAACTGCCAAAAAAGAATTCTTTTTTAAGAATAAACGAGATGTAAATTATGAAACAGTTTAAATGCCGAGACCACGAACCCAAAAAATATACTTTGGTGAGGATCAAGAAAAAGCCGTCGTTAATTACCTAGAGAGTACTGACGAAGACGAAAGAAACAAAATATTCAATGAGTTTTTAAGAGAACCATTAGTTATTATGGTTGAAAGTATTATTAGAAGATATAAATTATATAGGAAGGATATGGAATTTGAAGAAATTCACACCGACACTATGTCTTTTTTAATCACCAAAATTAATAAATTTGACCACACAAAGAACACTAAAGCGTATTCATACTTTGGAACTATCTGTAAAAACTACCTTATGGGAGCAATACAGAAAGACACTAAAGAACAGAATAGACAAGTATCTTATGATGACATATCATCTGACATTGAAGATAGAAAAGATTTGTCTTATGTTATTGATGAACATATTATTGATTATCAAAGTGTTATAATTAAATTAACCATTTCTTTAGAAAACTTTATTGAGAAGGAAAACCTAACGGAAAACGAACAAAAATTGGGATATGCCTTGTTAGAGATTTTTAGCAATTTTGATAAAATATTCCAAGTTGGGGATGGTAATAAATTCAATAAGAACCTTATCTTACTCTCATTACGAGAAATGACCTCATTATCCACAAAAGAGATTAGAGTATCCCTAAAACGTTTTAAAAAGATGTATGACGGTATTTTGGTTGGATTTTTAGAATAAATCTATTTATTGATATGAGAACACAAAGAAACAATATTACTTTAGATGTTGATTCGGCGTTAGCCCTAATGCAGGAAATCTATAACGATGTTGTAGAGAATAGAAATACTGCGTCCCAAATTTTGAGAAAAATGATGGGATTTATGAAGGACGCTGAAGATATGAGTACAATTGGACCTGTTATTAAAGAACAACAGAAGATTTTAAACGATTGTACCGAGAAGAAAATTTCATTAGTTAAATTACAAAGTTTACTATTAAAACAAACTACAGGTGGTGGTAATGGAGGTGGACCAATGGGTAAACTTACATTATCGGATGAAGATAGGGAGTTATTAGATAAACTGGTAAATGATGGTTCAGATAATAAACCAAGTAATTATTCATTATAATGTCATCATTAAACGATAAATTAAGCGATCCAGCTTTTCAACAGAAATCAATAGAACAACCAGAAAAAGGACAACCCACTCCCAAAATATCTAAAACAAAGGTTTTAATTGCTAGAATTAAAGGGAAAATTCAGGCTGTTAAGGAATTTACCGAAAAGTATAACAATGCAATAGATGAGGATGGTTTTGGGGGTATTATTGATTTTAATGGAGATGGTCCATTACTTGCGGATGCAAAAAGAAAAATAAAGAAAAAATTTACAGATTTAAAAACTAAACTGCAGAAAAAAAAAGATGCTGGAAAATTAAAAACCGATATTTTTAGTCAAATTATTGATTTAGTTGATACTTTTTTAAATAAAAAAAAATCTACAACTTTTACTGTTAAAAAAACTTACGGGTCTAAATTAACAACACAAAACTTTGTGTCTAAAGACAGATTACATTTTTTAGCACATGAAGCCATTAATACAACAATAACGTCTTCTAAAAATATTGTGATGGATAACGTTAAAAATATCCTTTTTGCTGGAGACGGTATTTGTGGATCATCGACTCCAATCACGGGTAGTACGTTATTCATACGACCTGGTGAATTTGATTTTATGAATATTTTGACAATAAACCCAACTAGTAATAGTGGTCAAATTGTCTATGAACCACAAAATCCATCAAGGAATTTAATTAAAATGAATCGTACATTATATTCTACCTTTACAGCAACAGGAACTACATCGGTTGAAGCATCTGACGGAAAAAAACTATTTGACTTAGAATGGGTGGAAGCAGATCAAGAATTTAAATTAGATAATTTGTCAGGTGTTGTCACCTTGGCACAAACAGGTGCTACGGTTGGTGGTTTTTTTAATGATTATTATAGTAATATTGAACAGTTAGATTTGTCGGCAGTGGTCAAAACTGCAACGATGATGGTATTGAAAGGTGATAAATCTGAACCCCCGTTATTTGATATTGGTATGAATGATTTAAATAGATTACTAAATAAATTGATGAAAGTTTGTAATAACCCAAGTCAAGGATTAAATCAAAGTGCGGAAAATCAATTTAATGAAGACGATGAAGATATTGAATCTTATTTTGATTTTGACGATATGGAAGGTATTGATTTAGACGACGAGGCGAATAGATTCAATAAAGTTTTAAAATTTACAGATTGTAATAATTTTACAATACCATCAAATCCATCACACTATGAAGATTTTGTGTATCTTTCAAAAAACAATTTAGATGATGCAGTAAATGACGTCTTTTTAAATACTGCAACAACATCATATCAAGAAGCTGGTGGAACAATACCATTAGTTAATTTTCAAATATCGTTATTCAATAGTTATATTTTAAACTTACCTAAAGCATTGATTGGTTCTATTTTATCACCAAAGTATATTTTACCAATTGTAATAATTTATAAATATATAAATTCAACGGGAGGTAATGTTGTTTTATTGGCAAAAGAAATAATGAAAAAATTACATAAATTGTTTTTCAAAATAATTAAGGATATTTTATGGAAATTTATAAGTGAGTTTTGGAAATTAGTTAAAAAAGATTTACTTGAATTTTTAAAAATTACAGCGTGGAACATATTAAAAGAAAAAATTAAAAAATATAGAGATTATATTCTTTCTGTTATAAATTTATTACGTGGACTGTTGGACACAAAGCTTAATAACTGTAATGCATTATTTACTGTGATTGATAAAACAATAGATGCTGCATTATTTGGGGGACCTAATTTTCAAGTTCCTGGTATTATTGATTCCTACGCTGATAAAAAATCAGGATTTAGTAATACTAGAACTATTATCAATATCGTGAAACAATTAGAAAAACAAGGTATAAATGCATCCCAACCAATATTTGGTAAAGATAATAACTTATTAAATGTTTTGGCAACAACAGTCCAACAACACACTAAAGAAGTAAATAATAACTCTTACATGCACGGTTCAAATAAACCGATAACGGTGCCTGTTATTAATGGAGTGGCGGTAATAGCACGAGGAGCACTTAAAGTCACTGGAGGACTAGCATAATATATGGAAAAAGAAAAAATTATAGAAATAGTATATGACGTTGAAAATAAATCAAATAAAGATTTATTCATTGTCGTTAATGAATTATACGAAGAATTTGAAAAGACAAAACAATTAATAATTGATTTAACAAGACATATGGAGAGTGTTGAAAGTTCATATAATAAAGTTAATAAAGAAATTGAAAAAAGGATTAAGAAATGAAAATAATTGATATCGCCATTTGTGTTGATAATAATGACCCAAAAGGTATTGGTCGTATTCGTGCAGTTAGGTATAGTTCATATACGGGTGAGTTAGAAAAGGCTTTTGATTATAATGCTTGGGATGACAAGGATTTATTTACCGCAATTCCATTTTTACCGACAAATTTAAATTTCATTCCTGAAAAAGGACAATCAGTTAAAATTATAAATTACGACACTGATAAAGATACTGTGAATTTGGAATATATTGCTGGCCCATTTACGACTGTTCATGATTATAATGGACAAACACATTCGGCACAACTTGAAAATACAACATACGGTATTGCAGCGAAACACGGTGAAGATGTTAAAGATAAAGACGGAAATTATATTAAACCAAAATCTAATGGTTCGTTAGCAAAAAATACTGATTATGGTGTTTATGGAAAATATGGTTCTGATGTTATTTTTACAGAAAATGGTGTGAATATTAGAGGTGGTAAATTGTTAAGTAAATCATTTGCAACAAGTGCACAAAAAAAGACATTATTGTCACATCCGATAATGTCGGATAATTCATCAACAATACATTTAAAAAAATACCCAAAAAAATTAGAATATAACAATAAAGATGTTGTCACAAATACCTTACAAATTCAACAAATCAAATATTTTGTTGAGTATAATGTTACTAATTTTTTCGGTGGAGGAGTTAATATTGAATTTTATGTTTATGACACTAAAAATGGAGGACCAAAATTTGTAAGTTCAAACTCGAAATTAGAAGATATTGTTTTAACTACTGGTAGTACGTTAATCAACGCATATAACATTAACAATAGAGTGAACACTTCAATTGAACCCACACTTGTATTTACAGCTTCAGATTTAAAAGAATCGATTGTTAATATACGGTTAAATCTATATAAATTACATCACGATGGATTGAACTACTTCAACCCAATTTATGGTGAAACCGAAATGCATCCATTTTATTTTAGATGTAGAAAAGAATGTAAAGAGAGAACTTTAGCGACCCCAACTGAATTAACGAATAGAAAAACTTTATTAACAAACGTTACTTTTGGTAATAGAATCCAAGAAGGTATCGTTTTCTCAAAATCAAGTTTTGACGCTCCAACAGTAACTAGTGTAACAAAAAAGAATGTTTTGGAAGAAAGCGGTGATAATGTTGAACAAACATTTGCAACCGTTAAATCAGACAAAATCTATCTAATTTCAACAGATACCAACGAATATAACATACCAATTGATTTTACCAAAATTGACAGGTATGAACCTACTCACGAAAACTACATTAAAGACATTGAACCTAATACATATGCGTTAGTTAGGGGTGAAGTTTTGATAGATGTACTCCAATCAATGATTAGATTAATCACCAGCCATCAACATAATTTGATGGGTCCATTGGTTCAAACTGACCCGAGTTTCGTTAATTTAATGAAAAAAATCACAACTTTAGAAAATGACATGTTAAACAAATCGATTAGAACCAATTAATTTGATATTTATAATAAAAAAGAGATGTCATATTTCCGTTCCTATTTTGAAAAGAATAATACTATTATTAAGGATTCACAGGCTAACACCGCAAAAAACCCTGCAACAGAGATTTTTTATGGTTCTTCATTTTCTAAATTTTTATTTAAAGTTGACTTTACCGATTTAAAAAATAAAGTTAATAACGATGAATTAGTGGTAGATTCTAACACTAGACATACTTTACATTTAACAAATACAATATTTGGTGATGAGGGTTTAAAAGGTGAGAATAGAACTACAGGTAGAGACAGAACAAGTTCATTTGACTTGATATTATTTAAATTAGACCAATTTTGGGATGAAGGTTTAGGATTTGATTACGCCGATTCGGGTTATGATTTTGTAAATGGAAACAGAACATTTGACGAAAGACCATCAAACTGGTATTATAGAACAACATTGAATCAATGGTCAACTGCAGGTGTATATCACGACTCCCCAACAGTCATTTCAGGATACACAGGTAATAAAATACATATGGATAATGGTGGTGAAAACATTGATTTTGATATTACCCCCTATGTAAATGGTATTATTTCAGGTGATACGAATCATGGTTTAGGATTATCGTTCGCCGTTGTTTATCAATATTTAACACCTGATAGAGACCAATCAGTTGCATTTTTTACAAAATACACACAAACATTCTTTGAACCATATGTTGACTCACATTTTGAAGATACCATAATGGACGATAGAAATAATTTTGTTGAGAAAGTATCACAGAATTTATATCTATACGTTACAAAAGGAACCAATTTTTATAATTTAGATTCAAACCCAACGGTTGACATATTAGACTCTGATGGAGCGGTTATTACAGGTCTTTCAGGTTTAACCACAACATTAATTAGAAAAGGTATCTATAAGGTTACATTTACAATAACCACACCAGAATGTGACGGAAAAAAATTCTTTACTGACCATTGGAAAGGTGTTATTTTAGATGGTAATACAATTTCTGGTGGGGTAAGACAAAAGTTCATTCCAAAACCATACACTGCCGGATTTACGGTAGGTGAAAACCAAACAGAATTACAAAGGTACGCCATTCAATTTTTTGGAATTAAACAAAATGAAAAAATAGTAAGTGGTGAAATAAGAAAAGTAGTTATTACATTTAAATCTATTGATGTACCTAAAACGGTATTGTTAGATGAGGTTTATTATAGAATTTATATTGAGGAAGGTACGACCCAAGTAATTGTACACGATTGGACGTTATTAGATAAAACAAATGAAAACTCATTTCAATTAGATAGTTCTTATTTAATACCAAGACAGTATTTTCTACAAATTAAAGGAAAAACCCATACGGAAGAGATATACTATAAGGAGTCAATAAATTTTGAAATTGTATCAGAAAAATAATGTATTTATTAATATGAAGAAAATTATAATTAGCGAAGATCAATTAAAGAAAATAATTGAAAGTCAAACAACTGAAAACTATATGTTTTTCGGTAATTTACAACAAATTCACAGACAATGTGAAATGTTAATGAAAATGAATCCCCAAGAATTGGACCAAATTATTAAAAATGGTCACGATTGGGCAGATGATCATGTATCTGAAGCTAAAAACAATATGGATCAAGTTTTTGATTTCTTTATGAACGAAACAAAACGTAAAGATAGTCAAGATGTAACTGCTGATATGGATCAGTTTAGTATGAATGAAGAAGGACAACTTGACGAAAAATGTTGGGACGGTTACAAACAAGTTGGTTCTAAGATGAAGAACGGTAAAAAAGTTCCAAACTGTGTTCCTGTAAATGAAGCGAGTAGTCCTGCACAACAAGCCGCAATTGCAATCAATATGAAGAAAAAAGGTGTTGAACCTAAAAATGTGTCAGAAAGGGAGATGTATGAAGCAATGGCAATAGACGAAAGTAAAAACTGCCCAACAGACCCTGCAAAATGGGCAGCATCTAAGGCTAAAGCTAAATCTAAATTTGACGTATACCCTTCAGCTTACGCAAATGGATTCGCAGCGAAAGATTATAAAGCAAAAGGTGGTGGTTGGAGAAAATGTAAATAAATGAATTTAGAAGAGAATATACAAAGGATTAAACAAATGATGATTTCTGAGGAGATGGTACAATCTGATGCTTGGAAATCTTTAAAGAAAACATTGGATGTTCTTAAAAAGAAGAAAAAAGTTTTATTATTAAGTTGTTCTAATAGACATAATTGGGACAAAAATGATATTGATATACCAAAATCTAAAATGATTGCGATGTATCTTAACGATGAATTGGGTGATAAATCAACATTGATAGACGTTTCAGAATTAAATATTGTTCCTTGTGAGGGTAACGTATCAAGAAAAGACGGTAATAGTTGTGGTTTATTAAAATCAAAACTTAAGGATAAAGATAAAAATCCAACCGGTCACCATAGATGTTGGGCCAGTGTTAACAACCCTAAAGATGAACTTTGGAAAATAAGTAAAGAACTATTTGAATCAGATGCTGTGGTATTTCTAAGTTCCGTTAGATGGGGACAAACAAATATGTTTTATCAAAATCTAATCGAACGTCTAACTTGGATAGAAAATAGACACACAGCGTTAGGTGAATCTAATTTAGTTAAAGATATTGAAACTGGTTTTATATGTACGGGTCAAAATTTTAACGGTGTAAATGTTAATGATTTACAAAAGAAAGTTCATGAATTTTATGGTTTCAAAACAAATGATGATTTATATTGGAATTGGCAATATTCTAAAGATATTAATGATGAATCATTAAAATCATATAAAGATTCTCACAAAAAATTCGTTAAAGACACTAAATTATAATATGAGAATAATAATAACCGAAGACCAAAAAAATAAAATTATGAATATTAATGATTGGGTGGAAACAAACGGTAAATTAATTAAAACATTTTATTTTAAAGATTATAAGGAAGTTATGTCATTTACTAATGAGGTGATGAAAATTGCTAACAAACAGAATCATCACCCTGATATGACAGTTCATTACGATAATGTGAAGTTATCTATTACAGACCACGATAAGGGTAAGGTATCCGATAAGTGTCATAAATTTGTTAATGAGGTAAATAAAATTAAATAACATGAAAATCATTGTTTCAAAGGAAGATAAAGAGTATATAAACGAATGTATTAAATCAGGCGAGGTTTTAAGAGAAGACCTTGCAAGATGGTTTAAAGAAAAGTGGGTAGATGTTAGTAAAAAGGTAGATGGTAAACACCCTCCTTGTGGTAGAAAAGATGCTGACGGCAAATCATATCCAAAATGTAGACCTTCTAAAAAGGTGTCTAATGAAACTCCAAAAGTTGCTTCATCTTACAGTAAAAAAGATAAGAAAGCAATGACATCACAAAAAAGAAGAGCAGAAAAAAAAGACCCAAAAGTGGGTAAGGGTAATAAACCAACAATGACTAAATTTGATGAGAGTATGGAAAAAAGAACAATAATTCAAATATCTGAAGAACAATTTGAAAGGCTTTTTGAATATAACGAAGACACTACTGTGTTAATATACGAAGATGAGGATGGTTCTGTTGAAAATACCAATTTTGAATACAATGGTGGTTTATTAAATGAAGCCGAATATCAAGGACGTAAAGTTCAACTTGGAAAAATCATGCAAGGAGATATTAAGAAGTTTAAAGTATATGTTAAAAACGATAAAGGTAAAGTCGTTAAGGTTAATTTCGGATTTGGCGGTAAATCTGCGAAAGGTAAAAGAATGGTTATTAAGAAAAATAACCCTGCAAGAAGAAAGAACTTTAGAGCACGTATGAATTGTGACAATCCAGGTCCTCGTTGGAAACCTAGATATTGGGCTTGTAAATCTTGGTAATTAGATTAATTTTTGATTTGATATAAAATATATCCTATCTGACGAATAGAGACCTTTAGGGTGTGACTCTTTCTTTTCCACTAACTTACCCATCTGAATCAATTGGGAGTGATTTTTGAGGTCTATACCCACCAAAAACCGACCTCCTTCCTTTTCGTAGGTTGTCTCACGGATATACTTACCCTCATCGTCCATTTTAAGGTATTCAATCATCACATCTTTCTTGTTTTTACAAGAAATCCCCCTCTCATCAATGAGTTTGGTTAAGACGTCCAATCTTAATATTTCATAGTTAATTTCTGGCATAATAGCAAATATAAGTAATATTCTGGAATATACCAAAAATAAAAAACCCCCGTAATTGGGGGTTTAAATTATTTTACCACTGTAAACATACCCATTGTCGAATTACCTTGTATTGTTCCGGGTGAAACCGAATATAATTCAAGACCCGATATTCCGTTTTTTAATGATTGTTTATCATAATTTCCTGGTCCGGTAATTGTACCAACCATATATGATGGTGTGGCTTGAGTTATTTTAATTGTATACATTTGACCATCAACGTCTCTTTTAGCATTTACCACTTGACCTGTGGTAAAGTTTGCTGGTTGATGTGTATTTTGTTCTTTTAATAATGATTTATTTAACCTTTGGTTAGCTTCCATTATATTTTGTAATTTTGCGATTCTTTTGTTCATTTTCTAATTGTTTATAAATATAAATATTTCATTTTAAATAAAAAACCCCCGTATTTCTACGAGGGTCTTTTGTATTGTGAATCCTAAGATTATCTTAATGTATTCATATCAAATGTTGTGATACCTTGTACATCGATGATACCAAAGTAACGGTTGTTCACCATTTTCTTTGCGTAACGAGTCATGATACCTTTGATAGGAGTCATTGTGAAAGGATTGTACATTGTTGGAGTCAATTGTAATGGCACATATGGTGCGTATACATAACCTGCATCCAATAAAGATTTTCCTTTATGACCAATCAAGATTTTGTTAGCTGGGAAGTAAGGATCACGGTATACTTGGTAGCGACCTGCCAAAGAACCGATTTTCTCAATACCCATGTTGTAAGAATCTTGCTCAGGAGCTGCGTTTGATACGTGGAAATATTCCAAATCATCAAATACTGCAGAAACTTCAGAAGAAACTACAATCCAGTTAGCACCACCTCTTAAGGTTGTTTTATGGATTTGAGCTGAAATTTGGTTAACTTTAGTAACTAAAGTTTGGTTCCAGTCTTTTTGTGTGTAACCTTGTAAAGTTGCACCACCGTTTCCACCGTATTTCCACTCATTGTAATCCCATTTAGCTTTCCATGCCGCACCTTTACGTAAATCACGTAAGATTTCACGGTCAACTTCAGCAGCAATTTGCTCTGATAATAAAGCTGTCAATTCTGCTTCAGCGTCGATGTTGTGGAATGCACTAACGTCTTGAGCCAATTCAGGAGACCAGCTAGCTCTTAATTTTCTTTCAGTTACAGAAACTGTTACCGATTCTAAATCAAAAGAAACCTCACCAATTTGATCTTCAAATTCTAAAGATGCATATTGACGATAAGTTGCTGTAAAATCATTACCTTGTAATGTTGTAACTACAATTTCCGTATCTGAAAAACCTGCAGTTGAACTGTAAGTTTGTAAATCAACATTTAAGTAAATTGCACCATCTGCATCGCAAATATCTTGGAATAAGTTACCGTTTGTACCTGAAGCTTTTACTCCGTAAGATACGATACCTTTACCATATTTTTGTGTTACAACGTTGAAAGGTAAGAAAGTTCTACCACTTAACGCATTTGCACGAGGTGCAGTGATTGTTAATGAAGCTAAAAACTCTTCTGTATCCATTTCGTTACCGTCTGGACCAGCTAATTTACCTTGACCTAATACAGAGAAACCTGTTAACTTTAAGATAACTGATGAAACATCGGTACCTGTACTGATAGTTACACCAGAAGTTTCAACACCATTTGCAAAAGTTACAATAGATGTACCAGTTAAAGAAACATCAGTGAATGAACCTTTTGAATAATCAAAAAGACCTTCAGTTGCTGCGTCACTACTTTCGTAAAAACGATCGTAAAGATTTTTTGCAGTTGCAGGGTATCCAGCAGTTGCAGCATCAGTTGTATTTGGATATCCATAAGGAGAGTAATGACCATTACCATCTCTTTCTTGGATTTTAGGTACGAAGAAGAACAATTTACCAATTGGTAAGTTCATTGCTTGTACTGATACGATGTCATTCGCTAATAACTTAGAGAATACACGACGGATGATAGGGAAAACTACAGTTTCAAAAGAACCTGAAGAATCTGCTACAGCCGCTTCGTTAATCAAATATGACGCTTGGTTTTCATACAATTGCGCGATATTATCTTTTTGGTGACCTTCTAAGTTTTCTAAGAAACCTAATTCGTCCCATTTTTTAATGGTATCTTCCTTGATAACACGTAAATGTTTTAATCCGATGTTACCAACCATACCTGATTCTAATAATGCTCCCATTTTTAAAATATTTTGTTTTTTTTTAGTTTATTTTATTTTTGTCATCAAATCTTTCATTCTTTTGAACTGTGGATTTTCGTAAGCTTTTGACTCAGCTAAAACCTCAGTAGAAGTAGATGTTGATGGCATGTTAGTGATTTTTTCAGCCACTGATTCAGTTACAGTTGTTTTAGTACCTAATTCAGTTTTTATTGTTGCGAATAAAGTTTTAGCTTCATTCATAGAAGAAATAGAATCAAATCTCTTTAAAATATTCAATTTCTCTTGTTTTGTTGTAGAATGTTCAGTGAATAAACGAGTAGCGTAAGCTAAGTTTGCGTTGAATACTGCAACTTCATTAAGCTTGTCTTTGAAAAGAATTAAAGCCTTCTTGTACTCAGAATTTTGTTTCTTTAACTTTTCAACTTCTTCATTCATTTCATGACGACCCGCTTTATATTTTTTACCTTGGTCAGCTGGCTTTCTAACATCGTTACCCAATGTTCTTGCTGCTTCACCAACTTCAACTTCTTTAGCTTCACCTTCAGAAGCTTCTACTTCCTTAACTTCATCTTCGTCTTCACCTAACTCAATTTCATATAAAGTTTCATCCATTTCTGCATCATCAGAAGTTTCGTCAGTTTCAGCACCGAAATCTGTGTCCATTTCAGAACCCATATCAGTATCTAAATCTGTGTCCATATCTGTATCAACATCAGGAGTTTCCTCACTATCAAGTTTGATGATGTACTCATCTTGACCGTCAGCAAATTCAACGTTATTACCATCTTTCTTAACTACGATACCATCTTCTGGTTTCATAGCCTTGAAAACTTTAAGAACCTCATCATCTGAAGCTCCTGTCATGTCCATAACGTCTTCGTCATCCATACCTTCTTCTGGAGATGGTTCAGTACCTAAATCATCCATAGATGTATCGGTATCATCACCAGCTTCAGAATCTAAGTCATCGATTCCTTTACTTGGTTCATTATCGAGGTCTGTGTCAGCATCTTCAACATCAGTGTCAGCATCTTCACCATCGGTGTCAGCTTCATCATCTGTTGTTACATCATCTTCCTCTTCGTCAGGTTTAGTTTCGTCTTCAGGTTGTTCACCCATTGGATCTAACTTCTCCTCTTCTTCTAACGATTCTTTAAGCAAGTCGCTTAGTTCTTGTTTCATTGTAGAAGCAAGTATACCTTTTGCATTTTGCTTAACAGCTTCTTCAAGGTTTTGCACTTGAAGTAACGCTTGTTCTAAAATAGATTTTTCGCTCATTTGTAAAATTTGTTGTTTTATTACCTTATAAATACTTGGAAATTTGGAAAAATTGACTATTTCAATATTCCCACCCCTAATAAATTAATTATTTAGATAGAAATGTATCTAATCTACCCATTAGTTTTTTCATTCTGTCCTCAACTACGGGTTTTTCAATTGTAGATTCTTGATATTGGTCTCTTTCAGATGGGTCACTAAAAACATATGCGCCAGGTGTAGATGGTGATGAAACTAAATCAAAACAAACTAATTCAAAGTCCTCTTGTACAATGTTCTCACCTTTAACTTGTTTAAGTGAACCTACTCCACGTGAAGAGATACCCAAAGTTGCTCCGTTCATTAATAACATAGCAGCTTGGTCTCCTTTGGTAGAAACAATACCCATCTTCTTCCAACCTGGAGAAGTGAATAGTTTTATCTTACCCATAAGGATTTTACCATCCCACCATGTTTCTAGAATTGAATGTGAAATTCTATCTAAATCAATAAGTGAAGATGTTGGGTGATTTAATTCATTTAAAGCTCCACCCTTCTTAATAATTGTTTGGTATTTTTCGTTTTCTCTCTTAAGTAACATCTCAGGATAAATCCTTCCGTTCTTATTTGGAGTGTCATATTTTTGTAAAACAGCATAAAGAATCATGTCCTGTGAGAAGTCCATGTTCTTCATTTCTGAAATTATTTTTTTATTCTCTTCTGGAGATACGTGACCAGCATCATACTCAATTAATAATCCTCTGCCGGTTTCTTTTGGTCCTAATACCTTCATTTATAGTTTTTATTACTATAAATACATCAATATCTAACTTATTTCTTTGTTTTGTAAAAATTGAATAGTTTTTTATCAGATAATCCTTCATCTACGATATGTTCAAATAAATCATTAATGATTATTTTAACATCTTTTGATTTAATGTCGAATTGATTGTTAACATATAATGTTACCTCCAAATTCATAAAGGACCTCTTTTCTAACTTAATCCCTTTAGTTCTAACATCTAAATCTACAATAGATTGGTCTTTAAAATACGGACTTTTTAAGTTGTAAATTATTTCTTTAACCTTTCTTCTTGATTTTCCAATCAAATGGTTGAAGTCGTCCGTTTCGTTTTCGGGTTGTAACCACGAATTTAATTTAAGATATATGGTTTTCAGATTTTTAAAATCTACGGTACCATAACCGATTTTTACTTCATTGTACGTTCCCAATGGAATATACTTACCAATTTTCATTATAATTTCATATTATTTTTATTTTATGGTGTTTTATAAAAAATAAATAAAATATTTGATTATTCCAAAAATACTTTCATATATTTGTAATATATTTATTTATATATGATTATAATTGATTTACAAAAAGAGAAAAGTATTGAGACTGCGTTAAGAACTTATAAACAAAAAGTTCAGAAAACAAAACAAGTTCAAAAATTAAGGGAGAGACAACAGTTTGTTAAACCTTCTGTTAAGAAAAGAACTGAAAAATTGAAAGCGGTATATCTACAACAAAAAAGAAATGGACTTAGTTAAGTCCATTTTTTAATTCTGTTAATCTGTAATAATTTAATTTGGATGGGAACATTTCGTTAACCTCATCTTTCACTTTCTTTAATTTAGTTGATAAATCAGTTTCATTTGATTCACTTATAAGTGTAGATACTTGATTGATAATAGATTCCTTTAATTCAGTTGTTTTAGTTAATACATCTTCATGAGATAAAGAAAGGATGTTCTTTAACTCTTCTTTTTGTTGTTCCGATAATGTATTAG